TAGCTCTGCAAAGAAATTGGGCTTCCACCCGGGAAGCCCTTTCTTTTTTTGTTCGGCTGTATGTAGGGTACAGCGCGATGAATTCGTTACCTGCGCAATCATGACAGATTTAATAATCGATTCCTATTTGCCTGTGAGGGCAAAGTTCCAGGTTGTGACGAACCGCTCAATACCTTAGTAAAACCGACGGTTATTGCGCTGATACTGTGGGATTTTTGGCGTTTTTACTGCTTTGATCACCCACACCACAGCCACCGCCAGCAGTAGCCACGGTAACAGCTTGATCATCAGGGCGAACATTCCGCCCAGGAACATGACGGCAGTCGCTACAACCAGCGCGGCCAGAATACCCAGCAAGGAGACGCCCGTCACCATTAACATCAGAAAAAAGCCAAGCACAAAAAGTAGTTCCAGCATAGTCGTTCCCCATAAAGATGGCATTGCCCGGCGGCATGGCGCTTACCGGGTCTGGTCAGGTAAGCTATTACAAAAATCATGCCAATATTTATATTGTTGATATATAAAGAAAATGCCCTGCAAAACTGCACAGAGCGTGGTGAGATTGACTAATTTTTGGCGAACTTTTAACGCTTGTCTGCCACCAGTTTTAGCGCCTGCTCCAGTACAGCAACATCCGCGCCAGCTTTATGGGCGTTTTCGCTCAGATAGCGACGCCACTGCCGCGCGCCGGGGATGCCCTGGAACAACCCCAGCATATGGCGAGTGATATGCCCCAGATACGCTCCCTGGCTCAATTCACGCTCAATATAGGGATACATCGCGCGAACCACCGCAACCGGGTCGGCATCGGTGGTATCGGCGCCAAAGATCTCCCGATCCACCGCTGCCAGTATACCCGGATTCTGATAAGCTTCGCGGCCAACCATGACGCCATCCATATGGCGCAGGTGCTCCTTCGCCTCTTCCAGAGATTTGATGCCGCCGTTAATGGACATGGTCAGGTGCGGAAAATCCCGCTTTAGCTGATAGACGCGCGGGTAATCCAGCGGCGGGATCTCACGATTTTCTTTCGGGCTTAAGCCAGAAAGCCAGGCTTTGCGCGCATGGATAATAAACATCTCGCATTCGCCCTGACCGGAAACCGTATTAATGAAATCACACAGAAACGCATAACTGTCCTGATCGTCAATACCAATGCGGGTTTTTACCGTCACCGGAATCGAGACGACATCACGCATGGCTTTAACACAATCGGCGACCAGTTGCGCATTACCCATCAAACAGGCGCCAAACATACCGTTTTGCACGCGATCGGAGGGGCACCCTACGTTGAGGTTAATTTCATCGTAGCCACGCGCTTCCGCCAGCTTTGCACAATGCGCAAGCTGAGCCGGATCGCTTCCACCAAGCTGTAGAGCGACCGGATGCTCTTCTTCGCTGTAAGCCAGATAGTCACCCTTACCGTGAATAATCGCGCCCGTGGTCACCATTTCGGTGTAGAGCAGCGTCTGGCGAGACAGCAAACGCAGGAAATAGCGGCAATGTCTGTCCGTCCAGTCGAGCATAGGCGCGATGGAGAAGCGATAAGCGCTGTATTCTGGCGCTACACCGCTAAATTCGCTGACTATACCGGAGGTTGCTGATTCTGTATTTTCGTGCATTTTATCTCTTAATGTCGTATTTTTGCTTTATCGGTACACCATACGGTACACCTTTTTTATGGTGTACCAAAAGGAGGATAAAGCGGGATTATGGCTTACTATAACATAGTCAAACGCCCCCGGTCGGATGGTACTGTACGGTACCGCTGTACCGCCGGGGTGAAGGAAGGGGGTAAACACATCCATCGCGAAACGAGAACCTTTGGTAAGCTTTCGCAGGCAAAAACATGGGGGGCAAAACGGGTTGCTGAACTGGAAGAGCATGGTGTACCGGACAACAACGACGCCGGGAAAATGTCAGTTGGCGACCTGCTAAAGCGCTACATCAACGACCCAAATCTGGGTGGAAAGGCTGGCCGCACAAAACGTTACGTTCTTGATATGCTTCTGGATTGTGACATAGCCGAAATTCTGCTTAAAGACCTTTCCACCAGTCATATTATTGAACACTGTCGCCAAAGAAACGGCGCGGGGGCTGGACCGTCCACTGTAAGCCACGATGTAAGCTATCTGGCCTCAGCATTAGCTTCCGCCAGACCTGTTTATGGTATCGACTATACGAATAATCCGGCGAATGAAGCACGCCCCGTTCTTACGCAAATGGGGCTAATCGGAAAATCGAAGCGACGTAGTCGGCGTCCGGTAAGTGATGAACTTGACAGGTTGATAGTAGCTCTCGAAGCAAGAAGTGCGCACAGGGTCGCCAGAATCCCCTTCGTGGACATACTGAATTTTTCTATTCTCAGTTGTATGAGGATTGGCGAAGTATGCAAAATCAGATGGGAAGATGTTGACGAAGAGCAAAGGGCTGTTCTCGTCAGGGACAGAAAAGATCCGCGTAAAAAAGCGGGAAATCACATGAAGGTTCCGTTACTGGGCGAAGCCTGGAACATACTGCAACGCCAGCCAAAAACCAGTGAGCTAATTTTCCCTTACAATTCCCGGTCAGTTACCGCAGGATTTCAGCGCGTCAGAAAGAAGCTTGGTATTGAAGATCTACGCTACCATGACATGCGTCGGGAGGGTGCAAGTCGTCTGTTTGAAGCGGGCTTCAGCATTGAAGAAGTCGCTCAGGTAACAGGGCATCGTAATCTTAATACGCTATGGCAAGTGTACACCGAGCTCTACCCCAAATCACTGCATGAAAAGTTCAGCAAATTGACGGTTAAAAGCCCTGAGTCCGGTTGAATGCCGAGCTCAAACACAATTAATTATAAAAAAAACACAGAAATATATAAAAATAATACCACAACAACAAATAATAATACACGTCATTATTCAGAAAAATCCAGCCAATTAACAGGTTTTACCTGATTGTCAATGGTGTATTTATTTTGTTATGCTAGAAAATGAGTATTACAAAGATAGTACAAAAATCCAGATGTTCGATTTCGCGCCCACCCCGTGGGCCTTTTTTTGCATATATCATATCACAACATTTCCCTGCTAAATTCAGTTCGTCGAAAGGATATTTCTATGGTAAAAGATGAAAAGGCAGAATCCCTCGAAAAGGCCTCTTTATACCACAGTGCAGCCTCACGCTGGCTTATCGTGTTAAATCAATGCACAAATCAATCAGAAAGGATATGGGTATCCAGACGTCGGAGTTTATGCCTGATAAAAGCAAGGCAAAAACGGAAGAAATGGTTATCAGTACTCAGGCGGTTTTATTTAAAAAACAAGCCGCTCCTCGTAACCCATTACCCTATAGATAAATAGATATAAAAATTCAATATATTGCTTTAATTTATTAAATTAATAATTAAATCAATTGTTATGTACCAATATTTGAACACAAACTTAATACATTCCCCGCCCGAACAACCTCACCGCCCAATACATCACAATACGTTTCCACTTCGGCACGCCAAGCACCGTCATGCCGTCCAGGAAAAATTTTGTCGGTTTCCTGCTTCGTGCGCAACGCGTTGTCGTAGAGATAATCGTGAATAATCGCCGCTTTGGCGTATTTGCCGTCCGGTGGTAGCAGCGTCCAGAAGATGCGCGGAACGGTAGCGAGATCAGTGACAAATCCGGCTGGCACGCTGATTACGTCGCTGCTGTCGTCGCTGAGGTAAAACGCAAAGGGTTCATGTACCCGCCACCGGTAATGGTCAAGCATTTCAAGGATTGCGGGAGTTGTGAACTGGCTCATGGATTTTTATCTGCTTTATGGTAAATAAATACGTAGAATCATAAAAATGCTTTAACAGTTGTCTCAGGTTGTTACGGGGTGTGCAGACCGCACCCCGTTTTTTTTAACTCCCCTCCGGCCAGCCAACGGAATAATTCAGAATATCGCTTACCTTCGTCAGCTCCCCGATATCCTTCTTCATCTGCCGCTGCCGTTCGTGGATTTTAACCCCCTGAATCACCATCGCCTGCGTCATCGCGGTATCAAGGGCTGCCAGGTCTTCGGCGGTCACTGGTACATCATTGTTGTCCGCATCCGTCCAGAAGAAGCTGTCAGGAAGCAGTCCGGCGTTTGCCACCGTCAGTACCGGGGTCAGTCTGTCCTTTGACGCCTTACCACCATCCCAGCGGCGACCGTTCCAGTCAAAAATGATGCCGCTGTTCTCCTGTGCGTCACGCCAGGCGTCAATCTCGCGGGATTTCCGTTCACGGGCTTTGTCTGTGGTCATGAGGTCAGTGATGTTTGTTCCGTCAAATCCCCAGCGACCACTGATATCCACACGGCGGTTGGCTGTGGTGTCCGGTACTTCTGCAATGCTCTTTCCTTCCGGCCAGAAACCTGAAATATCTTTCCCGGTGGCCACAATTACTCCGTCGCTGTTGATGGCGATTTTTATTGTGTCGGGAGAAAATAATTTCTGGCATTCGTACCAGTCCTGTCCGTCTTCTGATTTAAAGAATTTCGCTCCCTTGCGTAACGGTATTTTGTTGTTGTCATCGGGAACGGGTGAATAACGCGTGAAGTTCTTTAAATACTGCAATGCCATACTCCACCTCATTAAATAAAGTCAATGTTGTACCAGACGCCGTTGATGTTTTTCTGGAGGGGACGACGGGTGAGCCCATCAACCAGATCATCAGAGTTGCTGTTTATCACCCCGGTAATCACATAAGGTGGCGTATCGTCATAACCATATGCCTGCCATACCCGGGCATACTCCTTATATCCCGCCCTGACGTCCCGGACGAAGGTCTGGTTCACGTAGTCCCATGTCGACCGGGTATTAATATTGTTGTCGCGGCTGGCAAAGGCATTACTCATCCACGTACTCAGCCAGCCCTCCCACATCGAACCGTTAACATTGCCGTCGCTGGAAAAGGTAGCGGCCCCCACATTCAGTTTACGGTTAGCGGTGATATCTCCATTGACCGTAAAGACAATCGAACCATCAGGATTTCGCTGGCTGTACAGGTGCCACCCCTGATCGTCATCCAGTTCAACCACGGTAGGTCTGTTAGCGTCACCCCATAAATTAAACGTGGCGGTCAGTGTCGAATTATTATCACTCGTCATTGACAGTTTTTTTCCGATGCCTGCACGGACTGCGGAAGCATAAAAACTGCCGTCTTTACCGAAAATAAAATCCCCGCCGCCATCATGACCATTGTTGATATGAACACCGTCGCCGCCTTTATCCTTGAATAACCACATGCGGGGCGTTCCGTCTTCATTCATAATGCAGAAATTCACACGGCCATCATTTTTAAGACAGAGGTTGCCGGTCATCTCGTCGCCGGTACGGCTAAACTCTCGTCGCCAGCCCGGGGCGTAACCTTCGCCGTGATTGATATAGGTGAATTGTGCGCTGGGTACACCGCCTCCTGTTGTGGTGGTGGGTGTGGTTATGCGTATCGTCATCGCGCCACGAGTTCCCATCACCTCAATCACTGCGCCAGCGAGACAGATATTACCGCACCCTGTATCTGTGATGACTTTGTTACCGGCATAATCCCATGACCCTTTACACATCCAGTAAGGGTGATTGAATGCGCCCTGAGACTCCAGCCAGACGATAAATTCCGCCGTCGTCCACGGATTAGCATCACCGCCAATAGTCACCGCGCCATCAAACGCTCGCGCGGCACCGATACGACGCACAAACAAATCCTTGTCAGGAATATCGCCGCCATTTTGCGATTTTTGCAGCGCATCAGCGGCACGACTTATGGTTTCACCTAAACCAACGTTCCGGAGAAACAGCGGCTTATTCGGGATGTCCGCGCCATTCCGGTCTTTGGCAAGGTATTTAAGATCCGTCTGCTCCTGACTGTAGACCTGAAGGTTATCCCGTGCCGCTCCTTTATTCTGAAGGTCTGACAGATTGTTTTTCTGCCACAGAAACAACTTCAGGGGATCTGCCAGCAGGTTTACCCAGCCTGCGCTGTCGGCACCTTCCGGATCGGTCAGGTTATCGTCAATGGTATTCAGCCAGACCGCTGTTGTTGAGACTCCTGCGAGAATGGCATCTTTTGCATATCCACCAATGGCCCCAGCGAAACCGGCATTATACGGGTACAGACCGCCAGCCTGGACGTACCGTATTGCCGCAGTAATATCGTGCATCAGACCGTTAAAATCCCTGCCGTGTGGCGGTATACCGCCCGCTGAAATCGGGGTCATGGTCACCGGAGGAAAACCTGAATCATACGCCGCGTTTCCGTCTGCTTTAGTCTGTTGCGTCGCCTTATCCGGGATGGTATTTTTATCCCCGGCACTCGCAAACGGTACCGCCAGTTGGCGGGGGTTATCGTTAAGCTTCATTACGGGTCTCCTTTAAAACCACTGAGACATAAACACCCGGCGGGGACGGCAGCACCCCCGATGACTGGATAATCGCCAGCTCTGCCGACGAGAGAGCAAACTCAAAGATGTAACTCATTCGCAGCTCACTGCTATTCAGAACATAAGCCCGGCGTTTTTTCCCGAACATAAACCGCAGCATCCGGTTAATATCCGGTACGGAGCAGTCAGTAATATTCGACATGGCTTTCATCATTATCAGCCGCCGGTATATCGCATCCGAAAGGCGTATTGTGCGGGTAACCGATTTTCCGCCATAAAACGGGGCCTGATTAAACGGACGAGGATCATCCAGTACCGGACTGTCCATCCTGGCCTCACTGAAGCCCAGATAATTAAAATCGTCTGATACCGTCAGCCGGCGACTGACGCCCACAATCTTTCCCCAGACATCAAGACCGTACGTTTCTGCGGTATCAATGTTCCAGATAAAGTCATAAAAATCATTGATAAAACTGTCGGGGGAAAGCGCTGCGTTAAAGCTGTTAATGAGGGCATTGAGTCGGGGGCTGGCGGCATACTGTGCAAGCACGGTTGCAGCCACATTCTGCACGTTACGCCTCCTGTAGTTTCACACCAATATTTGACACATCCAGAACCGGTATTTCATCTATCCCGAAACTGACCGCTGTTGTCCACGATGAACCGCCACGACTCACCGTAAGGTTCAGAATATCGACATGCTCCGGATCGGTTTTGTAAATACCTGCGTAGAAACGCCCTGCTGAAACGGCCGAGGCCACCCTTGCCCGCAAACCACCATCTGTACCGTTAAACGCGGACAACACGGATTGCTGTACCTGTTGGATAATATCTGAGGGCAGATAGTCACTTTTTTTCAACGTCACACTGACATGCAGACTGACAGGTTTGAGTGTCTGCCAGGTGATCACGTATTCAGGATACGGCGGATCGTACTCCTTATCCGCAACGGTGAACGTTGTGTCGCCGTTCATATCTATACCCGGCGGAGCCTTACGCCAGATAGCCGCCGCGATATCTGCCGGACTGCCGCCGTACACGCCAACATAAAACGAACCGGGTATTAACGGATACTGACTGACCCCAACTTTTTGTTCCGTTTTTTTCGGATTATGGGTGACGTAAACATCCACCACGTTTTCCACCGTAGAGAGTATTTCACCCCGGATGGCTTCCAGAATATTACGGGCATTACGGGCAACTGAATTACGACGACGGTTCTCAAAGTCCGCGCGGGTTTCCTCGTCGCTGCCCGGTACACCTGCACTGGCGTTAGTGACACCCGACCAGCCGGGTATTGCCTTATAAATTTTATTCAGCGTTCCCGCCGGACAGCCGACAGGCCCGGTGGACAAATTCAGGAATACCACATCCACCTGCCCTGATGCGCCGATTGTGGCGTCTGACAGACTGACGTACTTATAACCGGCCTCATCCTGCGCCATACTGCCCGCCGGGATCAGCGTACCAACCAGCCCGGTACAGGTTGCCGTTACTGTCGTACCTGTAGCCCCGCGGCGTTCCAGGAAATAAATCTTTCCTATTGCATCCTGAAATCGTCCACTGGAAAAGTCAGGGTTTACCTGGTTAACGATATACAGCAACTGATCGTTTTTATCCGCGATAATGGCACTTTCGCTTGATGCAAGCTGCCCCTGCGGACTGCTCAGACTGGTACTCATTGCGCCGCCCAGCGCACCGGAAAAATCGCTGAGCCTGCCGCTCAGAATGGCCGCTTCATCCGGCACGTTCAGCCCGCTGTCCGTAATACGAACTGCGGGTACTGCGGTAGAAAAAGAGTTGTTTTCACTCATAGCAGTACCGTAAAAATGTCGTTATTGGTATCTGTGATACGCAGCACACCGGTTACTGTCCGGCCTTTATCAACATCAACCTGGCAAATTGCGGCGCTCACGGTCGGCAGTTTAAGTGCTTCCTGTTGCAGGGTGGCATTCACCAGTTGCGTGCCGGGCCAGTGTCCGAGGATGCGTGACCAGTAAGGTATGCCGGACGTTGAGTCGTACCAGCACTCTCCCAGAAAGGTACTGCACGCGCACGCCACATCCTGGGCTACTGAATACGGATTGTCGGTAACGGCAAGATTTCCGGTATCATCGAGCCGGATATCCCACGTTCCTGTGTCGAGAAGAAGCGATCGTGACTGCATATTGACCTCGTTATTACCGATCGTTAGTCTGATTTTCTGGCGCGGGCTCCACATTTCCCGTTCTGGCGCATTCGCCCACCAGGGCGTCAATAACCTGCTGGCTTTCAACAACATGGTTGATGGTAATCTGCCTGCCAGCCAGCAGCAGAAAACCCGCAGTGATAAGACCAAAGGCTTCCTTCACCCGAAGCCATTTTGAGGGGGCATATTCTATGGACAGTATCATTTTCTCGGTTCCCCGTTCGGATTTAGAAATTTTCTCCTTAAAAGCAAAAACCCACCAGAAGGTGGGTTTTAAATATCGGGCTAAAACACTACGCCGTCACATGTAATAAAGATTTCAACTCATGTTCGTTTAGCGACTGAAATTCGGATTCTACAATTTCGATAATTGTCGGAAGAAGCTGGTCCACGCGTTGATGTGCTCCCGGGCTAATCAGCGCCACAATCTGGTAACAATTACGAATTTCCCAGTGTTGGGCATAAACCAGATAATTATCACAAACCCGCAATGGTTGTCTTATGCGCGAAGTCCAGGGGCTTTCATTTAATAAACGCACATGCATTTTAAAAATGCCTGATTTTATCGCCTGCTTATTTCTTTCGAAAATACTATTACGCCCAAGCCATCCGGCTAATTCACCCCCTTGCAAGAAATAAAGCCAGCATTCTCGCGTATGTCTGTATTGCCTTATTATGCTGTAATCTGGCGTTAATACTGACGGATATCATCATATTCTTACCGTCAGTATCTCAGACCAAGCGTATTGTGCGAAATGCTGATTGCTTCCTGAAGCGATGTATCGTCAGACCCAAAAACGGTATCAACGGGTTTATGCTCAAATTCCTGCCTGAGCGCTTTCGCAGTATCCTCGTAGACATTTCTTATAGCGGCAAATGCACGAAATAATTGCTTGCTGTAGGTCCGTAATACAGAAGCGTGGGGCTTCCAGGCGGGCATACATTCAGCCATTGTAACCATAATTCTTAGCTGTCTGAGATGGATTGTCAGAAACTCCGCTACATCGCTATAACGTTTGTACAGTCTTCTGGATTCTGCTTCCGGTAGTGCGGTCAGTTCTTCATCCGATGGTGGCAATACCTCAACCATTCCATCAAAAAACGCTTCGTACCAGCGAATATCTGCTGTGGCCTCCGCGATTATCCTCATCGCTTCCGTACCCGATAATGCTTTTCCGGCATTTGACGATCTGACAAAAGGCGCGGAAGCCAGGTCAACCATGCGGGCAACGTTATGTACATTGACATAAGAATCCAGTTGAATAGCACAGTCGATCATAACAAAATCCTCCGGGAATCTTTCCTTAACTATACCAGTACTCCGGGTATTAAGTAAGGTCCTCCTGTTTACTGCGGTCCCCGCGTGGTTGAGCCGCCGGATTCAACGCCGCCGTGAACGTGGTTTCCGAAATCAATACCCGCGATGGTCGAGCCGCCGGAAAGCCTGGACTGTCCGGTAACGTTAAGCCCCCGACTGACGGCGGTATCGCCGTTCAGCGCGATTTGTGGCGAGTTAACGGTGAAGCTTTTCGACGCATTCATCACCCCCTCCGGCGCGGATATCTCCACTTTCCAGGGGGAAACAACCCGTATCCGGTTGTCGTCAAACGCCACAAACTGAACAGGCGCACCGTTGAGCACACCACCAAGCCAGATGGCATCGGCGTAGTTATGCGTGCGTTTTGATCCCGGCATCGCGACCTGGCGTGTGGCTTTTACCGCACTGATATCCCGGTCACAGATGGCAAGAAAACCGATATCCCCCACATGTGGCGGCATAATCACCGCATTGCCCCCACCCTGTAGCCGCCATACGGGAAGGTTATAAATCACCTCATGTTCAACCGGGGAACCGTCTGCTGCAACGCCCATTACCATCGGTCGGACATCAATAAACTCCCCTTCCACCGCCACTACCTGCCCCAGAGTGATAAATACATGTTTCCCGAGAAACTGCCGCAGCATAAAGTCCTGCGCATTGATTTCGCTGTTTACGTCCGTCGGATTACTGAGTGGTTGTGCCATTTTCTCCAGCCTTCATCAAGGTACAGTTAGAGCTCCACGGACCGCCCACGGTGCGGGAGGTTATGGTGTGTATCACCCCTGTGATCGTATAATCGCCCGTCACATTAGGCAGTGACGATTCCAGATGCGCCAGCCTGCCAATAAAGAGATCGGGGCAAAATACCGTGGTGACGCTGAGGCCGGTCATGGTGTAGACCGGATAGCCAGTCAGTCCGTGATCCGGCGAAATCAGTACCGGCGGAATATTCCGGTTCTGTCCTTTCGGCCAGATGGTGACTTTCTCCGCGTCCCCCAGGTCGATGTTAATATCGGCGGCTGAAGCGGCATCCAGCATTTGTTGTACAAGGTTTCCGGAAAAGTGCGGATTAGACAGGCTGCGACTGACGCCCTGATTTTCAAATTTCAGCCCAGCAGATGACGCCAGCGCACGGATGATATCTGCAACCGCCACATCACCTTTTGCGCTGAAATCTGCTGCTGTCTGATTACGCAGGTTGAAACTAACCTGTCCGGTCAGAATAAGCGGAATATCCGGTGCCTGATTGTAGTCCGCATACGCATCAGTAATATCGCCTTCGAAAACAAGTCGGCCATCCGCCCATATCCGCATTTTATTGGCGGTACTTTGAGCGGGTCGCCACACGCCCCGATAACTCAGGTCGGCCATATGCGCCGGAGACAGCCCCCAGATATACAGGGTTATCTGCGTTCCGGCAGTTCCGCCATATACCGTGACAGTGGCAAAACATTTAGCTCCTGAAACAGTCAGAATATTGCCCTTACCATTGTCGAACGTCCGCCCGTCTGACAGGGTGAACTCCACGGTAATGTCACGCTGTACATAGCTCATGTCAGCTCCTCAGGCGACAGCCAGTAGAGCCGGTACCGTGAACCAAGCCCCCGCCAGTCGGGATCGTGGTTCCCCTCCGTGTCGGAAAAAAACAGATCGCCCTGAAACGGCAGGTATCCGTACCGGACAATCCGGTTATTGTTCAGGCACAGCACACCATACAGGCACGGTTCACCGTTAACGGTAATATCGATATACATTCCCGTAGTGCGCTGATTCAGGCGAATGGTGCAGGCCTGAGCCCCCAGTGTCACCGTAAACTGCTGGGCTTTGACGGGAGATAAAACAATTTCCAGCATCAGGTGATCCCCCTGCTCGTGACGCTTCGTCTGTCAGCGTCTGACAGTTGTGTCACCGACGCCGTAACCTGCTGAGTCTTCACCGACGCAAGCCCCTTAGCCTTGTCATTATCTGTAGGGGGTTTTTTATCCGCACTCCCCACGGACACCTCTCCCGTCTGCTGTATGGACTGGAAGACGGCGTTCACTGTCAGGAGCGTCGGTCCACTGTCACTGCGGATACGGTAGGCATATTTCACCAGGTCGTAGGACGTCCACGTCTTGTCCGGCGTCTCAATATCGTAAAGTCCTGCCGTGGTACGCATCATTTCAAGCGTTTCCAGCACATTCGATCGCGAGGTGGTGGAAAAATTTGTCAGGTTCGGGACGGCCCCGGAAAACGCCGTCAGGCCCTCCACTGTGAATGTGACGTGTAATTCTGGTGGCCGCTGGATCTTGTTAAAGGTGGTATAAGCTCCCTGTTCCACGGGGGCTGTGGACACAGAAGCCTCCGCCCCCACCTCAACGACCACAAAAGAATCCGGGGAGAAAGGCTTCCCGCCCTTCTGGTGAACACCTGCCGGGTCATTCCCTGCGTAATAAATACCGAATGACGGTGCCAGTACACTGTTAATGAGTCCCAGGACACCGCCGCCACGAACGGCACTCAGTACGTTACTTTCATTGAGCGAAAAGTTATTCAGGGGAAGATTATCGAAAGAAAAATTCATCCTGTTACCCCGCTGGAATAAACCGAAACAAGCGCCGAATTCCTGATACGCCGACGCGCATCATCGGTAATGCCCTTCACATTATCCGAGGTCGTGGTGACATTCAGCGTCCCGATATGCGTGGTTTCCGTGACCGTGGACTGCGATACCGGAGCCGGATGACGCGACTGTACAGCCATCGCCGCGCCGGGCTGTGGCAGATTCGCCAGCACGCGGGGAACATAGTTACGGGTCTCCGCAGGCGCAGCCGCCAGCCCCTTACGCTGTACGTTGCCTTCACCCCAGTTGTATGCCGCCAGTGCCTTAGTCAGATCGCCCTGAAAAAGCCGCATCAGACCGCCAAGTTTTCTCGCGGCGGCATCAGCAGATTTTTCGGGATCAAAGGCGTCGTTCCCCCTCAGACCAAATTCCTTAGCCGTCTGCGGCATGAACTGAAACAGTCCCATCGCCCCAGCGCGTGAGACGGCAAACTGATTACCACCGGATTCGGTGATCGCAACGCTGCGCAGCAGTCCGGGCGGCAGGTTATATTTTGCCTCCAGTTGGGACAGTTTCGGTTGCAGCCATCCTAACAGCGCCTCTCCGGCCTTTGTCGGACGCGGGCGCCTGACAGATTGCGCGTGCTGTTCCGGTTCCGCTCCTGGAATGTCTGGCTGTATATTGTTACCAAAGACAGTCTCTTTTTTTCTCCCGATGTCCGTATCAAATCCCATAGCCCGCAAAAAGTCGCCAATATTGCGTTTCGCGTATCGCCAGGAGCTTTCCGTACTGTCTTTGATGTTCTCTCGATCCTCATAGGCATACTTACCGTATTCAAAGAGCGCCAGTAGCCAGAATGGTAACTTCAGCATTCCCAGCGCCCTAAACGCGCCGACAACTTTCCACACCCACGACGCTACCTGTAACCCAATGAGGATTTTAAGTACATTCCTCCATCCGCCTGCGGCATCAACAACTTTATTAATCTGTGGAATAAGCTCCTTCACCTCAGCGGTAAGCCACTCAACCCCTGCGGTAAATTCCGTAAAGAACCTGTTCACGTCTTCCGGATGTTGCTGCATCCAGTCGCCAAGTTTCTCCAGCCAGTGGCTGAGCTCCAGCGCGTAGGGCATCAGCGCGGTGCCAATCGTCAGACCGATGTTTGACCATGTCTGGTCAAGCTCCACAAGCGCCTTTTTCAGCTCGCGAGCCTGCGCAATACGTTCAGGCGTGACCTGTGAGCGTGCAGTAAATTCGTCCACATCCTTAAGAGTATGACCTGAACCAAGAAACTGCTGTCCGGCATAACTGAACCCCAGCGCGTTACCGTAGGCTGTCTGCTCGGCCTTTGTCAGTTGTGGGAAGATCGACGCCAGCTTGCGCATAATGACTTCGGGAGTCTCTTCCGGACTAAAGTTCATACCCGCACGTGCCATCGTCTGGAACAGCTCACCGATTATCGGGTCAACCGACTTTCCAGAGTCATATGCCGATTTGGCGTTCGTGATCCGTGAGAAGGCTCCGGTAATCTCGCCCGATTCAACGCCATTTGCCTCGCCTGCCCTTATCCAGCCGTCCAGGTGTCTGGCTTTCATACCGAAGGCGTCGGAATACGTTCCTAACTGGTTGAGGTTGCCTGCAACACCGGTTATCAGGTTTTTAAGGCCACCCAGCGTCAGGGTAACGCCCGCCAGCGCCAGTATCTGGGTACGTATGCCGGAAAAAAACGTGGACGCGCGTTTCCCCGCCTGCTCCATGCCTTTAGCCACCTGATCGGCTTTTTTTCCGGTTTTCGTCAGCGCGTCACCGGTGCGTTTTCCCGCGTTTTCCATACCCGCAGCAGTTTTATCAGCGTCCGCGCCCGTTTTCTTCAGCGCCTTCCCCGTCCGCTCACCCGCGGCCTCGGTCTCCTGCGCAGCTTTATCCGCCTCACTGCCTGTTTTCGCCAGTGCATCGCTGGCCTGTTTTTGCCCCTGTTCGAAAACGACCGCCACACGCTCCATCGCGGCGGTCAGTCTGTCCAGTGCAGCGTGCGCCGCTTGTTCCCCGGCGGTAAAGTCCTTACTTTCGATATCCAGTGCCAGCACCAGCTCATCAAGTACCGCTGCCATTCTGTGTCTCCTGCATTACCCGTTCGTTATGGGCGTCCACCTGAATAATCTCAAGCAGATCCCATAAGTCCTGCACACCAAGTACCGAATCCAGTTCGACCTTTGACGCCTTACCGGAAGAAATCACGGTCGCAATGGTGCGGGGAACATTAACGTAATCCACCACTCCGAACGGCCTGTCAGGGCTGAGATAGCGCGGGGGAATATCTAGCGGGTGGCGGTGGTGAAAAAATCCACATGCAGTCTGAATACCTCCGCACGTAAATTAAGCCTGGTGGTGATTTCCTCTATATCTTCTTCAGTAAGAGGTCGCCGTACACTGCGATTTTTCGGATCGGGAACAAACTGTATACATTCCATCATTTCATCCAGCAGTGGCCTGGCCTCGTCCGGCGGAATTTTCGACAGCGCTTTCAGCCCTTCCAGCGCCAGCGCCGCCATCCCCATACTGCGAACATCATCCGGTAACTCCACGCCGCCACGCCCCATCGCCATAATGGCGCGCATCGCCCACCATTCCGCCTGCGAGGCAGACATTTCGGTGAGGTGAAACACTTTGCCTTTGTCGCGTCCTTCCGTCTCAATAGTGATAAATTTCTCTTTACGGGCCATCAGCTAAACACCTCCGGAGTGATGCTTTCCCACTCGATAACCGCCTGTCCTGGCTGCAACGTACGCGCCGCATCAGGCAACGCTTTCCATTGTTTGAGCACGCCATTGACGCAGGTATATTTACGGCCTATCGCCGGAAGCAGCACGACAGCATTACAACGGAATACAGCCCGGCTGGTCCGGGATGTGGTTGACCAGGTATCAAAAATATCCCGGCTGGGTGAGTCCGGCATAATGTGAAACGTCTGGATAATGTTGCTGTACACAAATCCCGCAGACAGTTTACCGTCAATACCGCGGACGGTTTCCGCCAGTACCAGCGGATCGGTGCCATAAACGTTATCTGCTGCAAACCCCTGAAGTTGTACGCCGGAGGGATACAGGTTATTCACTGTCAGCGTGATAATGGCATCCGCCGCAGTGATGGTGTTGTTATTACCTGACATTTACTGGACCTCCGTGGATGCAATAACAAGTTTCTGGATACTGCCGCCGTCACAGTACCAGAGCGTACAGGACGGGCTGCTACGTGTTGCCCGCAGAGAAGGCAGCATATCGCCGATATACAGGTAGTAGCCGGTGGCAAACAACGTTGAAGAAACATCCTCCCCCACAACATTGTTGATCTGCTTCTTCTGCGCCTCCGTCAGTGTCACCCCTTCACGGATACCGCCCCAGCGTTTGTACTGCTGGATAACGTCACTCATTGATGCCGCAACCAGCGCCCGCCCTTCATTGTTGTAGGGGATAGTCTGATTTGACTTGAATAACGAGATCACTGCTCCCTGCAAATTAGCATTCAGCCAGATTTGCCCGCAGAAGCTGTCCAGCCATTTAAAATCGCCGGTAATGGTGCCATCGGCCCAGTAATCTTCCACCACACTGTTTTCCGCATATTTTCCGTAGAAGTTGTAACCTGCGGCGATCAGCGCATCGTAATCGCTGCCACTGGTAACATCGGCGGTCAGACCTTCATACTCGCGGAACTTGAACGGTACGCGTCCCTCCGGCCGGACAAAATCAAGGCACGCGGCATATCCCAGCACCGCCGCCGCTTTGTTGCCGTCGGACGCAAAAACCGGCACGACCGCACTGTAGTTATTGACGGTGATAATCTGGTACGCCACATGGTCGGTATTGCCTTTGGCTTTTGCGTTACCGTCGGTGGTCCACGCCACGTAGAAGTAGCGTTTGCCCTGTCCGTTGACCCAGGCCGAAAACGCCATATGCTGGGCTGTCGTCACTTCCGAGACCGTGGAGAAACCCGCCCACTGCTGCGAGGCGTTGGTGATGGCTGCCATCGTGTCAGGCACATCAGATACCGGCGCGCCCTGCGACAGCACCGCGCCCGTGGCGCTGGTCATTTTCAGCGCCTCCGCGGCTGAGCCCGTGGCGTACGTTATCGTGGTGCTTTCCGGTTTCGCCCCGGTGGCAGTAATGACGAAAGCATTCTGTGTGGTATCGAATACCACTGTTGCCACCGCCGCGGTCAGCGCTGTCTGTAGTGCCGTTGCAGCAGCAGCGAAGCTGGTGACGCCGTTAAAATTCACCTCAGCGCTGGCGCTTTTCCCGTTAATACTCAGCGTCAGCGTACCGGAAAGCTTTTGTAGCTGTTCAATGGTCACGCCCTTAAACGAACCGCTACGTAACCAGGCCGCAGATGCAGCAAGATTGAAACGGGAAAACAATAATTGTCCCGGCGTCCTGGTGGCATTTTTGAAGCCCTGAAAATAAAGCTGAGCGCGCGCGTACTCATCGGATAATGCACCAAAATACGCGGCCACATCATCCGGGGAGGAAAACGGAACCACACCACCAACCGGGAGTAGAGGATTACTGGTCAGCAACAGGCCATTAAGATCGACGGCATTCCCCGCCACAGCCAGCACACCGGGGTTTATCTGTACATCTTTACTGAGTGGGATCGGCATTATCAGCCTCCATTGTCCGGGTGATCACATTGTCAAAAAACATCAAAGGAGTAGTGACCACAGGGTTAATCTGCATCTGAATATCAAGCGTCCGGCGCGGTTCATACTGCTGCTGGCCGTTGATGAACGTGGTGTTAAGGGGATCTGAGCAATACAGCGGGGAAATCAGCCCGCCGGTCTGCCGGAAAAGCTGCACGGAAAATTCAGATCGGAAAAGCGTTGCCAGCGCCTGCGCGTTATCTGCCGCATGAGGTCCGTAGAAATCAAGCTGACAACGCCATTTTGTGGTACGGGTGATATGCTGAGAGCCTTCACCGGCCTGTTCCGGCGCAGAATATGTCACTACCGCAGTGGATAATCCGGTAACATCAATACCTGTCATGGTAATGAAGTCCCCCTGAGGCATCGGAACCAGGTTCTGCTGTGTTCGTTCAATTCCGGCATCAGAAAAAAGCCCCCGGAGATAATCACCGAGGGCCTGATAAAGATCGCTTTCCGTAACGGAGAGGGTCACACCTGAAGACATACAATAACCCTCGTCCAGTCCGGCCAGATTTCCGGCACTTCAACCACAAGCCACGTTTCATCGCCAATGACAAATTTATCGCCGCCCTGCTGCCGGGTACGGTTAATCCCGCACCAATTGCCGTCGGTGTACAGTGTGGCGAAAACGCCCTGCTGGTTCAGGTTGTCGAGATGGCGTAAATCTGCCTGGGTGACGGCCTGTTTTTGTACCCTGACGGGAACCGGATCTTCATACTCAGGCACGCGGGAATAGTCCGCCTGCTGTGTACTCCCGCGCGAGCGATAAACCAGCGCGTCCGTATATGGATTTACCCGGCTTACTGCGCCGGAAACAATACCGTGGAGGTTCATTTTTTAACTCCATCAACGGAATGCTCAACACTGCTAATCATATGGTTCGTGTGCATAAGTGGCTTATCAAAGCCCTTCCTTTTGACAGTAGACTCGGCCAAAGGGGGTGACACAAGTTCGGTAATTGACGCCGCAAGCTGGTCCCTTATACGCCACCCCATAAGATCCAGCGCCACTTTCGTGTCGAAGTTATTAACCGTTAAAATGCGAACCATCACATCGCCCCATTCAGGACTTTTTGCCGCAATCATGTTGCGAAAAAAAGGTCTGGCAGGCTGAACGTCCTGTCCGTTTACTACCCTGCCAAACTCGTTGGCTGCGGCCACCATCGCCACCGGCGTACCGTCGGGGTAGGTTGCCCCCTCAAGAAAACCCACTTTGAGGCTTTTGCCCGATTTAAGGTTATCTGCGGCCTGTTTCAGCTTCTGCCGGAACTGTTTGCCGCCCGTGACTTTGTTTACCATCGACGCCCCCTCCCGTATCCCCGGTAATAATGCCCCGGATATCGCGAAGGTGAACCACCCGGCACATACTGCATTGAGCGGTACGGTGCCGTCGCCTGCCAGTAATCAGCGCCGTAAGGTGTCTGGAGATACCACCACGACACATCGCTACTGCCACTGTTATCCACCGATACCGATACAGAACCTTCCGACGCACTGGTGATACGCCCCACCAGTCCGGCCTGTCCGTCTTTTCCGCTCCCCAGTCCCCGCAACGAGCACAGATGCGCAACCAGCAGGAACAGAAGCTGCTCCCGCTCGTTCAGGTCGGTAACCGGACTGTCGTCCGTATTATCCAGGTACAACGCGGTCGCCTGGTTAAACACCGCCGTCAGTAGCTCCGGTGTCGCTGTGGAAAACTCCGGGTACAGACTGACAAACACCTGGCTGTCAAATATGACTGTACCCATTGCTCTTACTCCTGAGGTTTACCCATCACTTCATCATCGCGGTTAATGCCCGGAGCCGGATCTTTCTGCGGCAGCGGTTCAAGGCCGGATTTAACAGCTTTCTGTTCCGTCGCCTGCGCGGCAGCGCTGTTCGCCTTATCCTGCGCAAAAATAACACCGTTTTTCACGTAGGGCTGTTGACCATGTTCCGCCAGCCAGGCGTCAAAAAACACCTTATCGACCTGCGTCAGACCATAGCCACCCACAATTTTAACCGCGTTATTCCGCCAGCCTGCCACCTGAACCCGTTTCTGGCCCGCTTCCAGCACTATGCCGTTCGGCAGTTTGCAGCCCACAGTTACCATTTCAGCCATAACTCACACCCCCAGCATTTGTGCATACGCCAGCGGCTGGCGAATAATCGCCCCCCAGGTACCGGCAGATTTTTTCTGTTTCCAGGAAGACGTATCCGTCACCACCGCATGGGCGCGCATTTTTTCAGTGAAAGCGCAATATCCCGTATCCTGTTCACCCAGACGCTCCGCGATAAGCTGTACCAGCTCGCCAGCGTCAGAGGTGTATTCCACCGCCGTTTCAATGGTCATCGCCGGGAAGTTTTTCGCCAGCAGATCGGACACGTTAACCTTGTACTGGTTAGTCTTGGTGAGGTTCACCTCCGCCAGCGGCGACATGCACAGCTTCATTTTGTCGGTACGCTCAATATGGCCGTTAGTCTGTTTCACCAGTTGCTTAAAGAGCTTCACAATATCGTCATACACGCCCTGTCCGTCCTTGTCGTCCCACTTCAGCTTACCGTCAACAGTATCCGGGGTGATCGGTGCGGATAACGACGGATCATTCAGCAAACCGTAGTTCGTCAGTCCGGCAATACCGTAGAAATAGGACTTATTCTGGAACTTATTCAGCGTCAGTGCCGACGCCACGTTCAGCTCAGCCGCCCAGCCAATACGGGCTGCGCCGTACATTTCCAGCTCACGTTCGCCCCATACGGTAAACGTCTGGAAGTGGTAACTTTGACGCGGTACCCAGTTGACGTTTGCGCTTACCACCCCGTTGTTGTTGTAGTCCCCGTAGGAACTCACTTCCCCGACCGATTCTGCAATCGGGAACTGTGCAGACAGTGTTGTCCAGTCACCTTTTTTGGTTTCGCCCAGAATCTGAGCCCCTTTCATCGGCGTCACCAGCACCCGGATCAGTTCTGGCTCAACGTAATTGGTGAAATACGCAGGGATGCCACTGTTAGGCGCTGTAACCAACGCAGGCTGTGCGTCCATCGCCAGTCCGTAATCGGCAGCGTATTCCGGCGGCAGATACGCCTGCGCACCGGGAAGGATGATCCCGTAGTCACGGCTGGCTGTCGCGTAATGCTGTTTAAATTTATTCATCATTTGCTCCAGGTGCTGATCTTAATAACTTCTTTCGCCGCCGCAGCGCTGGCAACGGAAAACCCGGTTTCGACAAAACCCGCCATCGTGGCGCCTGCCGCCCCTGTGGCTATCTCCCCGGTGGTCAGGGAGGCAAAAACTTTCTGCCCGACCGTCGCAGCGGTGGTGGTCAGCGCCCAGAAGTCCCCCGACACCATCAGGGTACATTCACGTCCCGGGTAAATAGTGTTCGAGTCGCCAGCCAGCCATTCCACAACAGAAGCCTGCCCGTCGCGCGGAACAAAACCCGCCGGCGCACCGGTTCCCTTATTGGCGGCAACGCCTTTGGTTACCCAGGCAAACCGGGCAATGACCAGTCCATCAGGGCCGGTAATCAGCTCACCTTCTCCCGCCACATACGAGGCGCGAGGGTTATCACTGGCAAATGCCCCCGGGATCCCCGGTGCCGGGTACTGGTTCATGTGTGTCTGAAAAGTATTCATATCAGTAACCTCGTTTCAGTTTTGCACCGGGGAAATCGGCTGCAAAAGTCGATGCGCTGGCCTGGTCCATCGCCACGCGTGGACTTTTGGCCGTCTGTTTCTGCTCAACGGCAAACTTCACCATGCTGCGGTACGCGCTGGGGTGAATGCCCTGGATATCGATCCCCGTCTGCTCCAGCGCAGTACGGTAAACCTCTTCGGCGCAGTCCATCGCCACCACATCACCAATCAGCGGTCGCACCTCGGTTTCAGCCACACGAACGGCGCGGAAATTTTCAGCAGCCCGTTTCGTTGCCTGGTCAGTTGCCAGCCTGATTGCCGCATCCATCGCGGGTTTATCGACTTTCACATCGTCGGGTTTCACATCAGCCTCTTTTATTTCGGGGTCTTCATCAGTTGCCGGAGCCAGTGCGGATTTAATTTTTTCCAGCACATCATCAGGAACTTTGCCGGACAGCAACGCCAGTACACTTTCCATCGGGCTGTCGGTATCAAATGCCTTCGGCTCGTCAGTTAACCCGGTATCATCGTCCCCGGCCAGCTCCGGCACGACTTCTGCTGATTCCATCAGTTGCGCCAGCTCCGCCGGTTCAATATCCATATCCTGTGCCAGCCGTTCGCTGTAGGCAGTTTTTACCGCGCTGGCGATAGCTGCCGGGCGCTTATGCTGCGCCATCAGGCGTAACAAATCCTTAGGAGCCGCATCCTGTGCCAGACGCGGCGCAAGATAGGTTCCCAGCGCGGTAAGCACCGCCACTTCTTTTTTACTCAGTTTCATGCGTTTTAGCTCCTGAGGGAGAGAGTCCATAACAAGACAGTCCGGCCCCGCCCGGCCATCGCCGACCAGCGCCACATGATTTCCCAAGATATTCCGCATAACGCCGTCATACGGTTCACCGTCGGGGGTGGTTCCCGGCGTCATATCTGCCACATAGGCATATGACGATGAGATTTCCCGTTGTTCATCCGTTTCTATCCCCGCGATGGCGGAGTTGTCCCAGATGGACATGCCGTTAACCAGATAGGTACCGTCAAACTCGCCATTGGCGTGGGTCGTACCCACCCGGTACTCGCGCGCGGGCGCACCCGGATAATCGGGCTTATGGCGGCACAGAACGGGAATATTGTTGAAGGTTGAAACTGCCTTACGCAGTTCATCGGGGTCACGGTAAAGCTGATAAAGTTTTTGAGGATCGAGCCCCAGCGCTTCCGCCCCCGGTATTTCATGCCCGAAATAACCGCAGACGTTCGCCTTGCTGAGATTACTGCGCTCAATCTGGAGGCGGCCCACTTTATCGAAATGCCGTACCGATGCCCGGTCAAACGCCAGCATTTCGGTAATAATCATCTTTTCTCCAGTCCGGGAATCACGGCCTCCCAGCCGCACTTGCAGTTGATTTCTTCGCCCGGCAGTACCCACTTACCATCCAGAAACAGCCCCTTTCGCAGGTCAAAGCGTTTACCATTTGCCTTCACATGCGACGGACGCCATGTTTTACCCGCGCGGGAATGCCGCCAGATGCCTTCGGTGATGCCCACCGAGCGCTGTCTGGCAGCCTGCATTACCGAGGTTGCCTTATTGTTCTGGTCGCGGGCAATCAGCGCCGCGCGCCGTCGTGTGATGCCGTAGCGTTTTTCCAGTTCATCGGTCAGAGTTTTCAGGTCACGCCCCCGTCCAACGGACTGCATGACCAGTGTTTCCACCTGGGTGAGATGTTGCTGCGGGATGGAGCGAATGAGGTTCACATTCTCCGTGATGCTGGCCTGAAGTGCGGTATTCATCTCCGTTGTCATACGGAAAGGAACCGTAAACCCGGCATCACGGAGCGCAGTGGACAGTGACGCATCGCTGTTTTTCAGGACATCACCGGCAAACCGCCTTGCCAGCCGCAGGGCCATTTCGTCAAACTTTTTCTGCCAGCGCCTGGCGAGTTGTTGCATGGCACCACGCATCAGGTTAACGGGGGACGCATCCTGCGCGAGGTCTGTTTTACGGTACTCAGCCCGCAGCCAGTAAAGTACGCTGTTGTGCATCTCACTGACGGCATTATCCAGTTGTCTGCGGTACCAGGCCTCAATCCCCGCGTTGGGTGAAATCCGCCTCAGGGTATGCGTTCGGGTCCTGCGGCGGATTTTCTTCGGTGTCGTCAATTTCGATTTCTCCGCTCAGGTCAATACCGCTGTACGGGCTGTCCGGCGCAGTAGCCAGCCGTTCGCGTACTTCGTTATTGGTCACCGCTCCGGCGCTCTCGTAAATCTGATCTGTTTCCGCTTCAGTTTTACGGATATTCGCCAGTTGCTCGCGCGTCAGTTCATGCAGGGGTTCAAATTCAAAAGTGATATCAGGATCGATATCGCCGAACTCAGACAACTGAATAATATCCAGCACCTTTTTCAGCGGTTTCTTCAGAAGACGAGTGGCAAGCGCGGCAATGGTGTCGTAAAACACACGGATTTCACCCTCACTCGACGCGTTCAGTCCCGTAGGACTCAGCCCGGCGAACTTTACTGACGGTATGGCACTGACAAAGAACATGTGCTCCTGTGCCTGCGCCTGAAGGGTGTCGAGGCCGCTCAGGGGAGTGTTGAACTGAAAAAATTCTTCTTTCGTTTTGTCCAGTATCAGCAGCCCCCGGTTATCACGGGTACGGTTAAACAGGTCCGCGCGTTTTGCGTAATTCGGGTCTTTTTTTCCCATTAACATCTGACCCATGTCCGTCATGATCCCGCTCAGCGAAAACGAATGCAGCATATCGCCCACGCTGTCGCGTGTACGCAGCCAGTTGTTGACGTAAGGCTCGGCAATCTGAACCAGTGACAGGCCGCCAAAGTTGTAGGCAGGCTTCAGCATGTCCGGAACCGGGCGGGAAATCAGATCAATCATGCGGCTGGCGTGAACCGTTTTTCCCATTACGTACCATTCGGACGGACGGTAAAAATCATCACTCAGCGGATTATCCGCGTTATACATCCCCGGATACGTCCAGACGGGTTCAATAACACGAAGCCCCAGCAGGGAACCTTTCGGGATTTTTTTGTCGGAAATAAACAGCCCGGACTCCAGCTCCGCCGGGTCAGTCCAGGCTGACATCCCCGATGGCGAACGCACATCGATATAAATCTGCCCGCGTCCGAAAAAGCCGTCGTGCTCAACCGCCAGTCTGAAAGCGTCCTGTACGTTATAGCGCTCCAGTGCATCAGTAAGCTGCGCTATGCGCGGCGCGCGGCTGTCGTCCCCTTCCCCGACCGCCTTAACCTTTATCCATTTGCGGGTCATTTCCTCGGCAATCACACTGACCATGCGCCGGTACTCTGGTAACTGAGCCTGCATGGCAAGGTACGGATAACCCGGAAATCCTCCATACACAAAATCCGGATACTGGCGGTTCAGCGTATCGTAGGGGGTCGAGTCCATCGCCAGAACGGCGTTACGTATACCATCGGGTATGACCCCCGCCGGGGGCTCATACCGCACAAACTCACGTCGCGGCTTTGATGCCACTGAAGCAATCGCTTCATCGCTTATTACCATTGGTTGTGGTTCAGGCGGACTTTCTGGCGGTGCCACCGGTTTTTTACGTTTAAAAGGCCACATCAGATCAGCTCCAGAAAATCGTCAGAAATTACAATCGGCATCTCCATCGGGGCATAAGCAATCATCACTGAGTCCGCCAGGTTGGGAGATTTCGTCCCGTCAGGTTGCTTGTCGACCAGAATTTTACCCACGGTATTTTTTGACCATGTCGGCTGGGACAGCTCCGTAAGCAGCCTGTCCTTATTCTTCATGTTCCCGTTGATGGAGATGATCTGGTCGGGGTCGTAGTCCATACCTTTACGGGCCCGGTACGTATTGCGGAATAACTTACGCAGATGCCACCACCCCTGGGCTTTGGCATTGGCGAAAAAATCCCGGTTCAGTCGTGCAGGCCTGCCGTTATCCCCCGGAACCGCCTCATCGTCGGGATAAAAGACGCCACCGCTTCCACGAAATGGCGTGGCGATAATGCATCCCCTGTCCTCCGCTTCCCGCAGCTCGTTGATAACACGGGCATCCCCGCGGACACCTGCGCCTACACCATCCTCGTCGAAACGGAACTCATCCGCGCCAAAGTCATCGCACAGGCCGAAAACCTTCACCACTGAGTCATAGATATCACTCCCCTTACCCGACCACTCCTGGACATCGTCCAGCCGGAAACCATAGCGCAACGCACACGCGTTTTTATCCCGTCCTTCGTCGGCAACATCCATCGCGCCAATCCGCATACCTGAGGGCTGAATGCCGAGTTCGATATGCGCATCCACCGCCGCCCGCGCCCATTCTGCCGGAATGAGTATACCCTCCGCCGATGCCTGGTAGTTCAGGTCAAGCTCCTGCGCCACGATGACCGGATCATCTATTTTCGCGCATTCGTTATCGTACCAGGCCTGATCCTTGCGTGGGTCGCTTGTCCAGTGGAAAGTGAATACCGGTATTTTTCCGCCGTGACGTTTTTGTGCGAACGGATTTCCCATCCCGTTGACCGAGGAAAGATCAATACGGCAACGCGTGGTCTGGGAAAGTGCGGCATCAATCAGTTGTGGACGAGGCAAAAAAGCCGCTTCATCCACAAAATACAGCGTTGAACGGTCACCACGCCCTATATTGTCTCCCGCCTCACCCTTGATAATGGCTCCTGAGTCCGGGAACTCCACGCTCATAAAGCGCGAATGCTTACGTTCATCCCAGCGCCCCCTGAATTCAGCAGGCAGGGTCGATATAAATTTACGTACCTTCCAGAACAACGCCTTAGGGTCCACAGTGCTGTCGACGTACTCCTCCTTACGTGAGCCAAAACCGATAACCATCTCGCGGTTAAACAGGCACAACGTGCAGGCAAGACCTACTGACGTCCAGCTCAGTCCCATCTCGCGACTTTTTTCTGTCAGTCCATTCTCACGTTTCTGCCAGCGTTCCATAATCCAGTGAATCCACTCTTCCTGCTTAGGAAACAGCAAAAACGGAATGGTAACCGGCAGTCCATAATCGAGATTTCGCGGGTCAGTCGTCATGCCCCAGTCGATGATGAACTGCGCCGGGTTTGCACGGTAAAACTGCCTGAGAGCAGGGAGCGTTTCGGGAGCCTTCCTGATACGTTGCAGACGTTCCATTCGCCATTCAAAAACCTGCACGTAATCAGGATTTTTAAAGTCAAAGGGGAATGGTAACGGCATAATTAACCCATCATTTTTTTGTACGCCTCGGCCGCCTGTTCCGGCGTAAGCTCAGTATTTTCAGTCCGGACCGGACCACCCCCCGGACCGGAAAGCTCGGTTTTCACGTTGTCCCTGAACGCCTGAACGGCGACATGTCGTCCCAGCATCTCAAGATTTTTAACTTTGTCAGGCCATTTCAGTTTTTTGAGAATACCCGTCATCTCCCGGTCTTCTCCACGGCCCTCAAACAGCTCGACAAGGTTGACGCCGTTCAGGTATCGCCGCCATGCTTCCGGCCACTCAGACAGCGGTTTCAGGGTCAGGTCGTCATTAAAGATGTCGCCGATGTCCATCCTGTCGATCTCCACCAGGCGACACAGCACATAATTCGCGTCGATGCCCAACTGGTCGATACGCTCCTGCTTTAGCTCGTTGATGCGGGCGCGTATTTCAGGTTTGCCGTAAAGCTCAGCCCCTGTAACATGCGCTCGCTTAGCGGCGTATCCTGCACGGATAGCGGCTTGAGTGGCATTCAGATCGACAAGAAACTCGCGGCAAAACACCTCATGCTTTGCTTTCAGCTTCTTGGTCATATTGATTGTCCTGTGTATGGCTACTGAGCCAGGCACTGTGTTCTGATATAGTCCTGCGCCCCTTCCAGTTGCTTTTGCATTGTTGTCACTCGCTCTTTGAGGGTGAAATAATCCCGTTGAGCGGAGTCTGCCAGTCTGGGGCGGGCTGCATTATCCACGCGGGCGGCGGAGGTGGATTTACCTGCCGGCACTGCGGGACAGGTGGCGTTGACGAGCAGGCGACGACGGCCAGCGGCGACATCACCGCGTAAAGCATCATTCTCAGCTTTCGCATCAGCGAGTTCCTTTGTATATCTTGCATCGAGGGCAGCAACATCACGCTGGCGTTGCTGCATATCACTGATAGTCTCGTTCGCCAGCTTCAGGTTGTGCCTGGCGGTGTCGCGCTGCGATTTATACTGAATGGCGTTGTCGCGGTAATGGTGCGTCGTCCATGCCAGCGCGGCGGCAGCAATCAGCAATGAGACTATGACGCCTGTGGTTATGCGGTTCATATCACCACCAGCGGATCTGTCCAATCAGATAGCCAACAGCAGCGACAAACAGTACCAGCCAAAGCAGGATGAATTTCCAGTCTGGTAATTCCTTAATCATTAGTCGCAACTCCCGTATTAGTTTGCTAAAATCAATCACGGGTATATTCCTTTAGCGGTTTATACTCACGGGGAATGGCCTCCCTGTTGACTACTCGATTATTCTTCACACCTCAAAACCCCGTTCGTTTCGCCGCGTCCGGGGTTTTCGTTTTTATATCTTTACCTGTAGCCAGTAACGCCTTAACCACCACGCAGTCATGACAGAAACAGGTCGCGTTCAGCCTGGCGCCTGCGACGAAGTCCTGCCTCCACTTTTGTACCGGGTGACACCCAGCGCATGAACTCCCCGGCAGCACCATCATAATCCCCGGCATTCAGCTTTCTCAGCAGGGTTGAGCCCGAAAACGCCCGCGCCCCCAGGTTGTAGACAAATGACACCAGCGCATCAAACTGTCCCTGCGTGAGTTTCACCTTCACCAGACGGGATACATCCCGCTCGTAACTCACCAGTCCTGTTTTCAACAGACGGTCCGCGGTTTCCTGTGCTATCACCGTATCAGGCGTTACCGGCTTTCCATCAACCTTTCCTGTCCAGCCGTAACCTATTGTCCACGGCGCACCGCCTGTCTTCGGGTCAGGGTAAGCCTTCAGCCTGCACCCCTCGAAGGTCTTAATGAGCGCCACACCCCTGTCGCTGATGTTCATCCTCTTCTCCTTTCAGCATACTGATAATGACCCGCTGCTGTGACTCCAGCGTGTGGTACTGCGCTATCGCCCGCCGGTTCACTTCACGAAGCTCAACTATCCGCCGCTGCCGCTCCGCAAGGGCGGCACGGGTCTCATCAATTTCACCCTGAAGGCGCTGATTCTCGTGATTGACGAACCACAGCAGAAAACAAAAAAACATGATGATGAGCCAGCCGATATATTCCCGGCTGCGGTACACTGCCCGGCGTAACCGGTAGCGGTTCCTCTTAATCGCGCCCCTGAACATCCTCTCCTCCTCCGCTCCGCCCGAACTTCCGGTTCACAAAGTCACGGATAAAGTCATTGCCCACATACCCGATAAAGATGGCTGCCACCGTCGGCGCACTGTCGGATAACTCAAGATGAAAAAACCGGGCAAACACATCGAGAAGCGGGGCAGAAAAATACGCCAGGGCACTGCACGACACGGCATCCAGCAGTCTTTTCTGCCAGCGGGTGGTGCCGTAGAAACTTCGTATCAGGGAAAACATCGCCGCAATCATCGCATAGGATATCTGGTCCTTACTGGTATACAGCCACGCAGCGATGAAGGCCCACATACCGGGGTCATGGTTTTGCATCGGGAGTCCCTGGCGTGTGTTGAAAAAGGCTCAGGCTTCACGGGCCGGATTTATCAACAAAGCACGCAGTGAGTGATCCCCGTGAAACCTGAATACGAAAAAGGCCACGCCGTAGCGCAGCCCTGTGATGGGTGCCAGATAGCGTCTGGCGGCGCATTTCCGCATCTGATAACGTTAAATCGCCAGAAGTAACCAACCAGTATGGAGAAATTCATCAGAATGCCTCCGGGGAACCTCGGCCTTCAGGCCGGGGAGCAGTCAATGCGGAAGCCGTCAGGCTCTACGCTTCGACGATTCAGAAGTAACCCCAGACCGCCATCACGGCGGTCTGTTAAATTTGTTAAAAAATGCCCCTATTTAACATAATGTACGTTATCGGCACCACGCGATCCGCACTCGCCACAGGTTTGCGGTGAAAGGCGTATTTACGCGGGTTAAGTGGTTCGAAACGGACAAAAGCGAGTGAATAAATCGTGCATAAAACAGGGTGCAAAATGCATAGCGTTTTTTCGCAGCGTAAGCCCTGTTTTATTAACTTTTCCCCTGAACGGGGCAAGAAAAAAGCCCCCGCACGGGAGCCTCTTCGTTGAGGTCAGAAATTCAACTCATACCAGCGTAGCGCACTTTTTGCGGCCCGCACTAATACTTTTTTCACTTCGTTGTTTTTCAACCTCAGGATCCATTTGCAAACGCACATTCAACATGCAAAGACACCCTTCGATAAACCCTTCTGCGGTAGACATGAGGCGGCGGACCTCACGTTCGGAAATTTTAGCCCTTCGCCCTATCTCGCGTTTGGTCAACCCGTGGACGTAGTACAGCATGATGACGTCCAGCTCCTCGGGCTTGCGCACCTGCTGCAGACGGCAGACACAGCCATCAATAACCAGTCCGTCGTCGTCGCAGCAACTCAGTCTGTTGGACGAACTGCTGACCACAAGTCCTTTAAACCCGGCAGCGACCGGTGCCCAGCTTACTGCGGTGTTGCTATCGGCAGCCCAGCCGCCCCAGCGTTCTAAAACCTGTTGAATATTACGCATAGATCTGACCCCTACGTTTCGCTACAGAAAATTTTTCAGGGAACCGCGCTCGCCTCTCCGCAGGCATGGGTAACACGGCCCCGGTTTGCGTATCGCACGCTGTTATGTGTAAAAAAATTACATGTTCGCCCTGTCCCAACCTGCCCCAACCTGTCCCATCTGTTTTCTAACCTTTCCCCAAGCGGCTTATATATATATGGGGTTTCTAGTAAAAAGGTTGGGACGGTTGGGACGGTTGGAATTTGTTAATGTTTTCATCGTGTTACAGCGTCCCAACCTTCTTTATGAGGTTGGGTCAGGTTGGGACGCTGGTTCAAAAATCCTCATTTTTTTCCCGTCAACACGACGCTGAACGCGCTTATAACCGCAATTTTGCAAAACATTGCTAATTCGCATTTCTTCGCGTTTTCCGATATGGCTGGGGTTTAAGCCAATCGCATCGCGCAGTACGTCGCTTGCGCGTAAAAATTTGCGAGTTCGGGGGATTTCCTCCGTCAACGCGTCAGGCGTATCAAGCCACTTTTCTACCGTTTCGAGCCAGGCGTCTTTAATCGTGTATTGTTCGTGTACGCTTGCGCCGAGGCGCTCAGCATCGCGGAACTGGATGCCGCCGAGGCGCTTAAACGTCTCTCTGGCTTCCGCCCACAGCAAAAGCAGGTCGGTTTTTATCGCTTTCACGTCGACTTTCGACACCTCCACGGGCAACCACCGACGATTACCGGTTTTGTCAGCGAGGAACTCGTCTTCGTTGGTGGTACCGATGAACACCAGACGGCGCGGGAACTGGGTAGCGAACTCCCTGTATTTCGGTATCCAGTTTTCATGGGTACGCGTCACGAATGCCTTGATTGATTCGAGTTCTTTGGTATTGAGGCCGCGCAGCTCGCCAATCTCCGCAAGCAGACGCCCGCGCATCTTGCGCGCGAGGTCGTCGTCTTTCTCGGCAAAAGATATCTCAGTAAAGAACATGGGATCGGGGCTCAGCGCCTCCACGCCGGAGGATTTTCCGCAGCCCTGCGGCCCGACGAGGATCGGCACCATATCGGCCTTGATGCCAGGCTCCAGTACCCTGCCCGCCATCGCCGTCCACATGTACAGGGACACCGCGCGGGTGTATTCTGTGTTGGCGGTACCGAAATGGGTATGGTAAAACGTTTCTATGCGTGGCACGCCGTCCCACTCCAGACCCTCCAGCCAGGTGATCGCGGAGTCGAAAGGCTGCTCGCTGGAAACCTGTAAAACGGCGTCGCGGATAAGCTCCCGCCCCACGGGTTTAAATCCGCGTTTCGCCATCGTCATACGCAGCTCTACATAATCCGCATCGGTGAACGCCCGCCACTGACCAGAACCCGCAGGGGCTAACATGATTTCGTCGCGGAACTGGTCAAAGCGGATATCTACGCCGATGAAATCAGGCCGGGCAACCGCCATAACGGCGTTAAGGATTTCGGCCTCAATCCGTCCCCGGTTGTCACGGTCGAACGGGGGTAGCGGTAAAAGCCCGGCGATTTCGGTGCGGGTCAGGTCTTCGAAGTCGTCCACACTGGCGACAGAATCACGCTGGCGCTCAGTCGCCGGATTGGCAACACCAAGCTTTTGCGCACGGGCAAAAATGGCCTGGTATCCGGTACGGTCGGCGGTTAGCTGGTCGTTATCCCATTTACGCTCTGCGCTTTTACCGTCATCCCCTCCCGCGATGGACCATTCGATCCACAACTGGCGGGCTTCCTCTTCCCAGTCAGTCCCTTTAAACCATGCCAGACGATTACCCATCGCCGCCCATAGTGAGTATTTATTACAACCCGGTTCAGCGTCTGCCAGTACCGCCGGATGCCACATCACTTCACGCAGATCGTCAAAGGTCTGTTTACTGACGCCGTTCAGGTCAACAGCTCGCGATAAATCATCACGGTCAACCGATGGCGATTTTTTCGGGGTGGTCACTTCCGGCGCGCTGGCCAGAAGAACATCAACGGAGACGGGCGAACCGGTGAAACGTTCAAACACCGCCTTTTCGTCAGGTCCGTAGACCATATGGTCAGGGTTGTAGACCGAGTGATCCCACCTGACGGCGTAATCGTCGAGCAGACTGATACAGTCCATTAGCCAGCGTTCCACCGCCGGGCCAAGACGTTTGTACTCTTCCGGCGTAACAGGGCGATCTAACGCCATGCAGATACGCCAGCGCTGTTCACCGTTAACCGTCGGGTGAAGGTGGCTGGGGGTGGAGTATACAAAGCATGAGAAACAGGCCAGCGCATCGCGCAGCGCCTGCCATGCCTCCACGTTACAGCCGTCCATATCCATAAACAGCACGTAGCGATCGCCAGCATTAGCCGCGTTACGGCCTCCCGCAACGTCCTTCATCGAATGCCAGATATAGGGCAGCCTCATTTTTTTAGCGCGCAACTGCGCCAGGGTATCCTCCCGCGTAATGCCGATCGCGTGGCGGAAGTCTTCCAGCGTGTAGCTGAAGCGGGAAAAGTTTTCACTTTCCTTCGGGGTGGGCTTGTCGTCCCGGGTATGTCGCCCCGTTGAATAGCGTATCTTCATGGGTTACGCCTTATTGCCAGTAGTTCCCCCAGTGAGCAGCCAGTCGGGGTCACATTGGAGAGCCTTAGCCAGTTCGAGAATAAAGCCGGTTCGGTTAGCTTTGCCGGACTCAATATACTGAATCGACTGCTGACGCATCCCCACCAGGTCGGCTAAAGCGGTCTGAGTTATCCCTAAAGCTTTTCGGCGTTCTTTAATGCGTGAGGCAAGAGTTGAATGGGTCATGCGGTAATCCTTCATTTTACAGGTTTACCTGTAATTAACCCACAGGTACGATGGTTTGTCAACTACAGATTTATCTGTAATCATGTTAGCCATAGTAAAAGGAGCTTTTTATGAATCTCGCCAGCCGCGCCAAAAAACGCAGACTTGAACTGAACCTGACGCAGGCCGAAGTTGCCAAACGCGCCGGAATAGCACAGCAATCAGTTGAAGCAATAGAAAATGGTAAAACCCGGAAACCCAGGAATCTTTTGCAGTTAGCTGAAGCTTTGAACTGTGACCCCAAGTGGCTCCTGATAGGTGGTGATATTATTCGGGACTACACAACTGGCACACGCCGCGTTCCGGTGATCAGTTACGTTCAGGCAGGAGTTTTTTCCGCAGCAGAATCACCTGATTTTGACGGTGATTTTGAATATGTTCTGACAACAGCCGATTTATCAGAACACTCTTTTGCTTTACGCATCCGCGGGGATTCTATGGAGCCAGAATTCAAAGAGGGTGATATTGTCATTATTGATGCGGATGAATACCCTACCCCCGGCGAGTTCGTCGTCGCAAGAAACGGTAGCCATGAAGCAACCTTCAAAAAATACCGCCCGGTCAGCATTGGTCCCTCAGGAGAAGAAAACTTCGAACTCGTCCCATTAAACAGCGATTATCCTATATGTCGTTCGTGGGAAAAACCTGTCGAAATAATAGGAACCATGGTCGAACATCGCATATTCCGCAGAAAGCGCTGAATACAAACCATCCGACAATTCATTAAAGAGGGCGTCCGCCCTCTTTTTTTATACCTTTAAAAACAGGTAATTAAGTAAATAATGAATATTTTTACCAATTTAGATGTTGACTAGCTTACAGGAAAACCTGTATTTTCCCTGTACCGAACAGATATGTTCCCGCTCTTTAACAATCTGGACTGCGTGACAGGCTCAACGCTGTGCCCTGGCAAACTGAAATAGCGCCGCGACGGAACGCAGGCAATCGGGGGACGCATGGCGAACCAACCCGTAGAGGCTCACACAGCGACGAGCTGACAAGTCACGCAACCTGAAACGCCCCGATGACGGGGCGTGCAGTGAATTAATCAAAGGCTTCGGCCTTTCACTAATCCACTGATTGACATCCTCCCTGCCCTAAAGTGCGAGGATGTCAACGACTAAACGAGGTGCATCATGAACTTCAGGGAATTACCGCTTTCAGTCCAGAACATCGCGGCACAACTGCTGGCGGATAAAATGCCGTGTGCCACCGACACCACAAAAAACGAGCCAGCAATGGCACTGGCCCAGAATATCAGCGATGCCTTCACCCGGCTTTACAATCCGATGAAAACCTACACCATTAACTATGACTTTGGTCGTCCTGGCCCTACAAACGTGGAGGGGGAGCGGGAGCAAATTTAACTAATTCGTCCGCCAGTGCGATGGCCTCCGGGAAACCTGTCTCGCGCAGACAGTCAAGAATGGACTGCGCTTCGTGAGGGTTATGTAGCCTGTAGAGCATAAGAGCGAGAGCAGATTTAATCGCAACGAGTTCATCACTCGAAGCGTTAACCTTAATAGCCATAATAATTTTACCTTTGCTGGTTGTGTGGAAACTCCAGCATACCACCGCCGCCCGAGGTGGAAAAACAAGCGGGTATTCCATCTCCTAAATCATCCCTCTAAGTGCTGAGTAGTCTTTGCCCGCCACCCCCTGACGGGCCTTTTTTCGCCAGAAAGCGCATCCGTTTTACCGTCATCCCCGCCCGCTGATGGTGGGTGCGCTTCCCTATGACAAAAGGAGTACTGACGATGCAAAAAGTACAGTTCCGGCCTGTGGAAAAAGCCCCGGCCAGTAACGTGGTCCGCCGTCTTCGCTGGCTGCGTAAACGCGATGCGCTGGCGCGTAACCCTGAAGCCACTTTCCCCCTGACCATTTACAGAAATTGAGGATTAATCCATGAGCCTGGAAGCAAATCTCGAACTTAATAACCAGTTACTTACGCAACAAAACGAGCTACAGGCGCGCAAGATCGCCCTTCTTGAACGTCTCGTCAGCACGCTGGCGTCGGGTGTGGCTATGCGCCCGGATACCGTGGCGAAAGTACAGGAGTATCACGAAGCGCGCCCCGCACACGAACCGGAGCCGAAGCCGGAACCTGAGCCACAGCCTGAAACTAAAGCGGCGCTGACGCTGGACGATCTGGAGTTCAGCGACGTTATCGCGCTGGCGTGCTTCTACCCCGAGCAGGTGGAACTCAGCGAGACCATGCTGCAACGCGCGATTGACTACCGCGATGCGGAGGGTGAAAAACGCGTGGTGCAGATCGACGCGCTGGACAGCGCATTACTGGGTGTAAAAAGAGCCAAAGCGCTGCATAAAGACGTCCTGCTGCAACTGGCGCGCGACATCATTTCGTACTGGGATGACCTGACGACACTCGCCGGGCGACGAGCATTCGCTGAAACGTGGCTCGATGCGAAGCCCGGCGAGCGTGGCACAGTGAAGCCGAAGAAGGCCAGTAAGCAGCCGCGTAAAGGCCCGTTCTTTGTTCGTCATGAAGACGGCAAAATCGGTGAACTCAGTACGGAAGACGAGCTGAAAGCGCACATTGAAGCGGGTTACACGGAAATCAACAAAGTCGAGTATCTGCAATGCAAAGAAGAAGCAGAAAAGGCTGAACCGGATACCGGAGAAACTGATTTTGCGGAATTGCGTAACCAGGCTCAGGATTTGCTAATGCGACTGGCAAAAAGCGGTTACCGGGCGGAAGCCGTCGCAGCTCTCGACAGTTTTGGCGCTCAGAAGCTGAGATTTGTTGAAGATAAAGACCTTCCGGCACTGGTTGCCCGTCTTGATAAAGCGCTGGAGGCAGAAGATGACTGAAGCGCACGCGAAACTGTCACCTTCCGCTGCGCACAGGTGGCTTCACTGCCGGGGGAGTCTGGCGCTGGAGCAGTTCGAACCCGATCAGGAAACGGAGTATGCCGTGGAAGGTTCAACGGCGCACCGTCTGGCCGAGATTGTACTGAACAACCGCATGTCACAACCGCCGGAATACCCCGGGTGCGATACAGGAACGTACATCGGTACTTACCCGCTGGCGCATCCGTCAAAAACCACTCCAGGCTATCAGGTGGACGAAGAGATGGCTGAAAAGGTGGAGGAATATGTTGATGCCATCTGGCAGACGGTGCAGCAGACAGGTGCCACCCTGATGATCGAGCACCGCTGCGATTTCTCCGATGTGCTGGATATTCCCGGGCAGTTCGGTACGGCGGATGCCGTGATATTCACGGATAACGAGCTGCAAATTCACGACCTGAAGTATGGTTTTAACCGCATAGATGCCACGGAAAACCCGCAACTTATGCTCTACGCACTGGGGGCACTACCGGACGCTGAACTTGTTGCCGATATTGAACAGATCAGGATGGTCATTCACCAGCCCCGCATTAATCACCGCAGCGAATACGTGTGCGATGTGAATACCCTGCGTAAGGCTGGCGAAGAAATGAAGGTGATCGCCGCTGAGGTTCTGGCACTGGCGAAGCAGGCCGCCGAAGGTCAGGACATCCCCGATACCGCCTTTTCGCCGGGAGAACACTGCCGGTACTGTAAGGTTAAGGACAAATGTACCCCCCGCGAGCAGTACGTGTTTAACACCGTGGTGGATGATTTTGTCGATCTGACACGTCCACTGGAGCCGCAACTCTCAGGCGCAAGGGAACGCCTGGTTAACAGCGACAGCAACCACCTGGCGGAATGTTACGGCGTGCTGGACATCATTGAGTCATGGTGTACCGACGTGCGCGCCAGGGTGAACGGAGAGCTGCACGCAGGACATACCGTACCGGGTCTCAAACTGGTCGCCGGTAAGCCCGGTAACCGGACATGGAGCGATGAGGCTCAGGCGGCGGAAACCCTGACAGCCTTCAGAATTAAAGGCAACCCGATATACACCCGCAAGCTAATCAGCCCGACACAGGCCGAGAAGCTGTTCAAATCAGGTGTCATAAGCGAACGCCGATGGCCGAAGCTGACCGCCCTGATCACCCGGCCAGAAGGTAAACCCACTGTAGTACCCGAATCCGATCCGCGTCCGGCGCTGGCCGTAAATGTAGTTGATGATTTCGACGATGTTTCCGTCGCTGATTTACTTTAATCCGTCAAAGAGGAATTCCACTAATGAAAGTGAAATTAAATAACGTAAGACTGGCATTTCCGGCGCTGTTTGAGGCCAAAACCGTTAACGGCGAAGGCGACCCGCGTTTCTCCGCTGTGTTCATCCTTCCCCCTGACCATCCGGGAGTGAAGGCGGTGAACGAGGCCATTGACGCCGTGGCGAAAGTCAAATGGGGTGATAAGGCCGACCTCACCCTTAAAACCCTGCGTGCGAAGGGTAACGTCTGTCTGCACGACGGCGACGAAAAGCCCGAATACGATGGTTTTCCGGGCAACATGTTTGTGCCTGCGGCCAACAAGGCGCGGCCTACCGTTATCGACCGCGACCGGACGGCGCTCGTTGCCGCCGACGGTCGCCCGTATGCGGGATGCTACGTTAACGCAGTGATCGACCTGTGGGCGCAGGATAACAACTTCGGTAAGCGCGTCAATGCGTCATTATCCGGTGTCCAGTTCCTGCGGGATGGCGACGCCTTCACCGGGGGGCAACCCGCTTCTGCGGACGAGTTCGACGATATGAGCGAAGGCGCTGACGCGGACTCTCTCATTTAACCCCGAACGCCCGGCGCAATGCCGGGCATTTCTGGATGCATAACTATGACTGAAAGAACACCGCGAAGGTTTAGTCTGGGGTTCCGTACCCCAAAAGAAGCCTCTCCCGAATATCTGAAGATACAGAAAACAGCAGAACAACTCAGCGAAAAAGGGTTTTATCGTCGTGCAGCCGGAGTATGGAAAAACGCCGTATTTAACAGGTGGCTTCCCGAAAACGAGCGTAATTTATGCGCGAATAATGCCGCTTACTGCTCCGGTCTGGCCAACGGCTGCACCAAATTTGAAACATACTGAGGACACCGCTATGGCACAGACAACACTGACCCGAAACCTTAAAGATACCATCATTGACAACGCACTGACCAAAGCCGGTATTCCTCAGCGTAAAAAGGCGTTACGGGACGCGCGTGCAGACTGGGCGGAACGTGTACGCCTGAAAGCCATTGGCGGACCGGAAGCCGAAGCTGAGGTAATAAAAACCGAAAAGAAAATGGCAGCGCTTGCGGCGAAACTGCCCAAAGAACTACGGACAAACAATACGTTTGTCAGATATGATGACTATATTTGTCTGAATCTGGCGGGTTCGAGAGTTTGTGCGTACTTCAACGGCAATTACCGGGGGTATGAGCAGGGTGCACCCGACCATATTCGCAAAATAACGCCCTGCGAATACACACTGCTGGCAGATGACCCTCTCGTTACCGAGTTCTACGGATTTGATGCGCTTTACCGGGAAATTAAAAGTGACGAAGCTGATATCCGCCAGAACGTCACCGCCGCGCTGAACAAGGCACGAACGGTTAAGCGTCTGCTGGCGCAGTGGCCTGAGGCTAAAGAACTCTTACCTGCCGGGGATGCGATTGTTCCCCTGCCCCCGGCTATCTGCCGTGAAACGCTGAACGAGATGATCGGCCTGCCTTCGGAGGTTACTGATGGAAACTGAACAAACCTTTACCGTGGTCGTTGTCGCAGAACCTGGAATGGCTGATGAGGTAAAATTAGCCGTTACCCTTAAGGCTGACGGATTAGGCGATGCACTGTATAAAGCAAAGCTGGCGCTCATTAATAAGGGATATCACCATTTTGAAGAAATTTCGGTGGAGATAGCGAAAGACGATGAATCAACGGGAATACGGTTTGCTGAGCATGGTTAATTTTAAATGGTGGGCGCTGGTCACCGCGGCCAATGATAACAGCGGAGGTGACGGCCTGAGGGCGAAAACACAGTGGATTATTTGACCAGATGCGTGATAAGCCCCGCCGTTCATGGCGGGGAAGATGTCAGGTGAGGCTGAAATCTATTACATTGTTTACAATCAGAGCAGGTAAGCTCATTGCCAGACTGTATACGGGTGTTACGGCACAAGTATTAATTGTGTCGTTAAAAACTTCGTCTGCTGTGCCTTCAATACCATGTTTTTCCTGCATTTTAGGTATTTCATCCCAGACTTTAAAAGTGCGTACTATAGCATCCAAATCAGACACGCTAAGCAATATACGCCGGGCATCCTTAGCAGCCTGCACCCCAAAGTAATACCCCTTCTTTCCGGGAGTTACAGCACTGAGGTAGGCATTTTTGCGAACCCGGGAAAAAATAGCACACGCATCCCTGACACTAAGTTTTTTAACCGGTAAATCGGATTGCACAGCCACTTTGCCTCCGGTTAAGCTTCTTAAGACCATATCAGTAAATAAACAGTCAGGTTTGTGGCTATGATAATACTTCTTAAAGGATTGCAGGGACTGATTATTTGGGTATTTTAGCTCCGCACGTTTGAAATTATTTTCTATTTTATCGTCATACCATTTATTGATATCGGCATCTAACGCCTTTACTGAAAAAGAAAATAAAAATAATAAGCAAGTAGCTAATACTTTTATACTCTTCATCATTAGTTTTCCCTGATGTCTGAACAGCAATTCACATCAATTATGTATGGTAGTACTGACACCGAGTCTCGTCCACTGTCCCGGCTAGTATTGTGATTCCGATCTATACTTTTCGTATCTCCCAAATGGAGATCGGGATTAGCCTCCCGGAATTGTTAGAGGCGACACCTGACGCGCCAGCGTCTTTTTTATTGTCGTTTGTATAACCACTCCTTCGCATTATGGTGGGGCGTGCAGGCTCACCGGGTCCTTTTAGCCGGTCATGCCAGTCCTGTACGTCTCACCACCAATCGATTTGACATCCCCGCAGCGCTTATCGCATACTGACCGCACTAGAACACACATAGGCGGTCATCCGCACCCGATAGCCTTGCGGCTTTTTTATGCCTGAAATATGGCGCATCCGTACAACGGTCGGGTGGAGAGGCGTAATACAATACCCGCAGGGGAAATATGCCCGGAGCTTCCTATGTGGCTCTAGTTGACACCCGATCCCCCCCATGCTGAACACACCTAATGTTGACAATTCCGCAATAGCTATCGCATACTGACCGCACTACAACGAATAGCGGTCACCCGCACCCGATAGCTTGCGGCTTTTTTATGCCTGAAATATGGCAACGCCATTCAATGGCGGGTCGAGAGAGCCTAATACAACACCCCGTCGGGAAATAAGCTCCGCCGTCTATTCGCGGTAGTTGAGGCCTGCCACCCTACTAAGTGGCTTCGCTAACTAAACGAATAGGAGTCATTAACATGACCAATCAACTCATCCCCGTTTTCGACGGCACCATAAACAACGAGCCAACCCTGCTTTGTAATGCTCGCGATCTACACGATTTTTTAGGCGTGGGTAAAGACTTTTCAACGTGGATAAAAGGGCGTATTGCCGAATACGGATTCGTTGAAAATCAGGACTATATAGCTATTCCCCAAAAACGGGGAATAGGTCATGGACGGGGAAAAACCGAATACCACCTCACTCTCGACACAGCCAAAGAGCTGGCGATGGTCGAACGTAACGAAAAAGGCCGTCAGGTTCGCCGCTACTTCATCGAGTGCGAGAAAGAGCTTCAAAAGCGCCAGCAACAGCAATCATCAACAGTACTGGCACCACACAGGGAGTGTCTGCCGAAGATGGTTTACCATCACCAGAGCAAATATAACCCCTATCGTGCCTATGCATGGAATGGTGAGAAGAACGTTTATATCGGCGTTTACCCGACCGTAGACGAAGCTGTCGCTGCACAGGAACAGTTCTACCGAAATGGCAGCACGAAGCGCATTCAGAAAGTGCAGACAGAAATCAGCGAAGCGGAAAAAGAGATGTTTATCGGCAACCTCCGCGCTGTCTGTCATAACTTCCGCCGCATTGATGAGATCTGGCGTGCACAACTTCGCCCCGCCCTCGAAAAGATGGATTCGAAACTGCTCTACCTTCTGCACGACCGTTTTAACGACAGCATGTGTGTTCTGCCGACAATAGAAGATCGTATCGGCAGATACATCCCACCAGCATTACCTCGCTAATTTTAACTCAGCCCCTGCTCAGTCAGGGGCTTTTTGTAACCGATTCAGTTACGGAGGGCAGTACTTTGTCTATTCTCTTTGCTGATCTGGAAACGTTCAGCGAAACCCCCATTAACTGCGGTACGCATCGCTACGCTGAAAAAGCCGAAGTGATGCTGTTTGCGTACGCGCTTGACGGCCAGCCCGTACAGGTATGGGACGTAACCACCGGGCAGCCCATGCCGTCTGACCTCAGCGACGCGCTGAATGACCCTGCCGTAATGACCGTCTGGCACAACGGCGGGATGTTCGACTCGGTGGTATTGCGGCACGCACTGAGCATTGACCTGCCGCCGGAACGCATACACGACACGATGGTACAGGCACTCGCGCACGGCCTGCCCGGTTCACTGTCTGACCTTTGCGATATCCTCGGCGTAGATTCTGACAAGGCCAAAGATAAAGCGGGTCGCCAGCTTATTTTGCTTTTCTGCAAGCCCAGACCCAAAAACAGCAAAATCCGCCGCGCCACACGACAGACCCACCCGGAAGAATGGCAGCGCTTTGTCAGTTACGCGGGGTCGGATATTGAGGCCATGCGGGAAATTTACCGCAAATTACCCCGCTGGAACTTCACCCCGGAAGAGCGCGCGTTGTGGTGCCTTGACCAGCGTATTAACTGCCGTGGTTTTCAGGTAGATACCGAGCTTGCATACGCTGCTATTCGTGCGGTAGAGCGGGCACAAAAACACCTTGCAGAACGCACGCAGGACATGACAGACAACGAGGTTCAGGCCGCCACCCAGCGCGATGCCATGCTGCGGCATATCGCAACTTCTTTCGGTATCGAACTACCGGACATGCAGGCCGCCACGCTCGAACGGCGCATTGCCGATCCGGACACGCCGCCCGCACTTCGCGAACTACTGGCGGTTCGTCTCCAGTCCTGCACCACCAGTGTAAGCAAGTATAAGAAGCTGGTTAACTGCGTGAGCAGCGACGGACGACTGCGCGGCACATTGCAGTTCTGCGGCGCATCGCGTACCGGACGCTGGGCCGGTCGCTTATTTCAGCCTCAGAATCTCAGTCGGCCAGCGCTGAAACAGTCCGATATTGATTCAGGTATCGAAGCCCTGAAAGCCGGATGTGCTGACCTGATCTACGATGACATCATGCAGTTAACCAGTTCAGCACTGCGGGCATGTATTATCGCACCACCGCGTAAAAAACTGGTGGTTTCCGACCTGTCAAACATTGAAGGCCGTATGCTGGCCTGGCTTTCCGGTGAAAACTGGAAACTTAGCGCATTCAGGGATTACGACGAAGGGCATGGTGCCGACCTGTATAAGCTGGCCTATGCCCGTGCCTTCCGCATATCGCCGGATGACGTGACCAAAGACCAGCGTCAGATCGGTAAGGTAATGGAGCTGGGTTTAGGGTATGGCGGCGGTGTGGCCGCTTTCGTCACCTTTGCTGCGGCCTACGCGCTGGACCTTGAGGCGCTGGCAGTCGCTGCCCTGCCCGGTATCCCCGACAGTATCCGCCGCGAGGCGAAGCGCTGGTATGACGAGTCGGTAAAACAGAAGAAAACATACGGGCTTTCCGGGCCTGTCTTCATCGTCTGCGATTCTCTTAAACGCATGTGGCGCAATGCTCACCCCGAAACGGTGTCATTCTGGTACGAACTGGCGGATGACGTTAAGCGCGCCATTGCACAACCTGGAACAACCGTTATCTGCCGTAAGCTGAAAATACGGCGCGACGGCGGATGGTTGCGTATCGTTCTGCCTTCCGGTCGCGCCGTCTGCTATCCGGGGATACGGTTGCAGGGCGACGAAATCAGCTACATGGGTATCAACCCCTACTCCCGCAAATGGCAGCGTCTGCGCACGTATGGCGGAAAACTCTGTATTGCGGCAGGAACTCCGGTACTTACCCCCGGGGGGTGGTATCCGATCGAACAGATTCAACCCGGCGCTAAGGTATGGGATGGTCTGGAGTGGGTACGTACCGCAGGAAATATCTGTAACGGTAAAAAAAGGGTTATTCAGGCGTACGGTGCGTGGATGACTCCAGATCATGAAGTGCTCACAACGGAGGGATGGAAATATGCATCACAGAGCGAAGGATATAACCGGGCTCCGTGTCGGTTACCTGACGGCGTTGAGCTACCACAGCTCGGATGGAAAAAAATCGATATGGGTAGCCCGTTGCGATTGCGGAAAGGAAATACTGATACCCGCCTCGGAGTTGAAAAAACAGCTAAGGAAAGGGGTAACTTCATCCTGCGGATGCATGCGAAAAAAGACCATAGCTCGCAAAAATACCACACACGGAATGTCAGGGCATCCTGCTTTTGCGGTGTGGCGCAGCATGATAGACCGATGTTCACGGCCTTCGCATCAGTCGTGGCGAAATTATGGCGGTCGGGGAATAACGGTTTGCGAGAAATGGAGAAAAAGTTTTTCAGCATTCTGGGAAGACATGGAAGCGACATATCAACCGGGTTTGTCGCTGGACCGGATCAACAACGAATCAGGGTACTCGCCAGAGAATTGTCAATGGACGACTTATCGCCAGCAGGCACAAAATACCCGCAGGGCGCGTGTCATAGACACCCCTTACGGCAAAATGAATCCGCAGGAGTTAGCACGCCGTACCCGGATATCGTCAAGCACAATCTACTACCGACTGGCAAAGGGCGTAACCCCGGAACAGTTAACGGAACAACCGAACGTAGCACGGAAGTTTACGACCTGATTAATTGTGGCCCCCGCAAACGCTTTGTGATCGCCACCCCGGAAGGGCCGCTCATTGTTCACAACTGCGAAAACGTCACTCAGGCTGCCGCCCGCGACGTTCTGGCCGGAAACATGCCGCTGATTGAGGATGCCGGTTACAGCATTGTGCTGACGGTACACGACGAAATTATAAGTGAAGCCCCTGATTCTTCGGATTACTCAACGGAGCATCTCAGCCAATTACTTGCGACCGTTCCTGATTGGGCTGCGGATATTCCACTAAACGCCGGGGGATTCGAGTCTTACAGATATAAAAAGGAGTAGGTTATGACATAGAATTTATTAAAGGCGCGACGGGGTGGTATACCGCCGCACCTTAGGTACGTTTCCCGTTGTTACAGCAACAACAGGATCAGCTGTAGAACAGCAATGACGATTTTGATAACCTGTTTAAGCAGGTTTCGGGAATCTGTCATCCGTTTTTCCTTGTACAAGGAATGCAGCCGTTCAGCTTAGCCCTTCCATTTCCCCGAAGCTGAGCGTGCAGCAGCGTTGAAGCTCGCGTGCCGCATTCCGTGCCAGAGCTTTGACGACACCACTCGTTTCAACGGGGAAAATTCGGCGTCTCAGCAAGGAATGAGGGGGCGTTTCGCAACAACAGGACGTATTTTAGCGGACCCATGCGAGGGGAGTCACGTAGAACTTGCAAAATTTTGCGGGTTTAGCGATAATCTTCCTTGTTGAAGCTCGCGTGTCGCGAAGTAGTAAAGTAAAAACCCCTGTCCCTCACCAGTTCAGGGGTTTTTGCTATCTGAAATCTGTAAAATTTTGCAAAGCTGCATTTTTCTGCAATTTCAATATCTCCCCGTTGTTTTCCGTCACGTTTCGTCTACTGTCTTGACTCGCCTTGTGATTCCGGTCTATGCTTTTTGCATCTCCCACATGGAGATCGGGACTGGCATCCCGGAGTTTAAGAGGCGACACCAGACGCGCCAGCGTCTTTTTTATTGTCGTTTGTATAGACACACCTTCGCATTATGGTGGGGCGTGCAGGGGAGCCGCAAGGCTCGCCGGTTCCTCTTAACCCGGTCATGCCAGCCCTGTACGTCTCACCACCCTATAGACTGGCATCTTATGGTGGTGATTACTCCTGTTAAGAGGAAATCACTATGAACGATCAGCTTATCCCCGTTTTCAAAGGCACTATTTCCAACGAACCTGTTTTACTTTGCAATGCCCGCGATCTGCACGATTTCTTAGGTGTGGGTAAGGTATTTGCGGGTTGGATAAAAGCTCGAATTACTGAATATGGTTTCGTTGAAAATCAGGACTATATAGCTATTTTCCAGAATCGGAAAATAGGTCACGGCCGGGGAAAAACCGAATACCACCTCACTCTGGATACAGCGAAAGAACTGGCGATGGTCGAGCGAAACGACAAAGGCCGTCAGGTTCGCCGCTACTTCATCGAGTGTGAAAAGCAGTTGCACCAGCAGTCGTCAACGGTACTGGCACCGCACAGGGAGTGTCTGCCGAAGATGGTTTACCATCACCAGAGCAAATACAACCCCTATCGTGCCTATGCATGGAATGGTGAGAAGAACGTTTATATCGGCGTTTACCCGACCGTAGACGAAGCTGTCGCTGCACAGGAACAGTTCTACCGAAATGGCAGCACGAAGCGCATTCAGAAAGTGCAGACAGAAATCAGCGAAGCGGAAAAAGAGATGTTTATCGGCAACCTCCGCGCTGTCTGTCATAACTTCCGCCGCATTGATGAGATCTGGCGTGCACAACTTCGCCCCGCCCTCGAAAAGATGGATTCGAAACTGGTCTACCTTCTGCATGACCGCTTCAACGATAGCATGTGCGTTTTACCAACGATAGAAGATCGTATCGGCAGATACATCCCACCAGCATTACCTCGCTAATTTTAACTCAACCCCTGCATCGACAGGGGCTTTTCACAGGATTAACCCTATGTCATTTAAATATCGGGACAGTCCGCTTTATTACCGGACTGCGCGGGAGGCTGTGCGCATCGAACAGGAAGGTGACTACCGGCGCGCGGCGAAGGTCTGGGCGAAGGCCAACCGCGAATCACGTAACAAGCTTAATCAGAACTGGAGCGAGCGTCGTTCTGATTTCTGCCTGATGCAAATCGGGCGCGAAAGGCTGAAAGAGGGAGTTAAAGGATGACGTATTACCGTGAAAGCCTCATCGAAAAGCACCTCGTCGCCGAAGTGAAAAAGGCTGGCGGGATTGCTTATAAGTTCGTGTCGCCTGGCCGCCGCTCGGTACCGGATCGCATTGTCTTGTTACCCGGTGGCCGTCTCGTTTTCGTTGAATGCAAAGCACCCGGCAAACCACCACGCGCCGACCAGTTGCGCGAGCACGAACGACTTCGCGCGCTGGGCTTTACCGTGGTGGTGCTGGATAGTAAAAATCTGGAGGGGATATTGTGAAAAACACTATTCAGGACTTAATGAATCACCAGTTTGCCATGCTGGAAACTGTTACCGACCCGAATATTAAAGGCGAGGTTTTGCAGGAAGAACTGGCAAGAGCAAAATCAGTAGTGGATATCTGTAACACAATGGTTAATACCTACCGAATCGCACTTGATGCGCAAAAAGCCGTGTATGAAGGCACTGCGGGAGGTGTTCCAAAAGTCATGGGGCTGGAAAAATGAGAGAAAAATATACTGAATTTCAGAACTTATATCTAGCTCAGAACTGCAAGGGTAAAACCATAAAAGAACTTACTGAAGAATTTAATGCACATTTCGGGACAAATAAAAGCACTTACGCAATCCGGATTAAGTTACGTGCGGAAGGTTTGTATAAGTTTATAGCCCTTCAGGGAAAATACTCAGATGAACAATTAACTTTTATCTATATAAACCGATGGGAAAACTTACAGGAACTGACCGCTAAATTTAACCAAAGATTTAATACTTCAAAATTCCCCGAAAATATCCAGGGTGTACTAAAAAGCCGTGGCTGGACGAAAGGAACCACAAACCATACCTATCAGGCACAACGCATTAAGGTTGGGAAAAAATATATTCGGCTTGATGCCTATGTCTGGGAATGCGTAAACGGACCAGTTCCTCCGGGATATACAGTTATCCATCTGGATAATGACAAAACCAATAATCAGATTAGTAACCTTCGGTTAGTACCGGATTCAATAAAACGTGCCTTTGCTGCTTCCGGGTTTAATAAAATACCAAAGGTACTCGCACCGGTTCTTTACGCGCAGTTAATGCTCAACGCCGCTATTACACAACGATTAGCGAGGTGACAATGCCACCTGCAATATTTACTCCCCGCACCTATCAGAACCTCATTATCAACCACGAAATAGACATACCGCGCTGCAATATCTGGGCTGGTATGGGTATGGGGAAAAGTGTGGCGACACTCACCGCGCTGGAGGACCTCTTCATGGCGGGCGCGGAGACACAGCCCGCGCTGGTTCTCGCGCCGCTGCGTGTGGCTGCCAGCACCTGGCCTGATGAAGCGGTGAAATGGGGGCATCTGCGCAATATCGAGGTGCAGCCGATTATCGGTAATGCCAAAGCGCGCGCGGCGGCGCTGGCGAACAGCAACGCCAGCGTGTTCACCATCAACTACGATAATCTGGTGTGGCTGGTTGAAACGCTGGGCGACCGCTGGCCGTTCGGTACAGTGATTGCAGATGAAAGCACCCGGCTGAAATCCTTCCGGCTGCGCGGTGGTGGTAAGCGTGCGGCGGCGCTGGGCAAAGTAGCTCATAAACACGTCAGGCGCTGGATGAATCTCACCGGTACGCCAGCGCCAAACGGTCTGGTGGATTTGTGGGGGCAGGCGTGGTTTGTTGATCAGGGTCAGCGCCTCGGGCGCACTTACGGCGCGTTTACCTCGCGCTGGTTCAACTCGATACAGTTTCCGGGGCAAAGCTGGACGAAGCTGGAGCCGTTCGCACATTCGCAGGACGAAATACAGCGGGTACTGGCCGATGTGACTATCTCGCTGGATGCCGCCGACTGGTTCGATATTCAGGAGCCCATCCATAACGTGATCCGCGTGGACATGCCGCCGAAGGCCCGCCAGCAGTATCGCGAAATGGAAAAGGAAATGTTCCTTGAGCTGAACGGCGAAGGCATCGAAGCACCGAACGCCGCAGCAAAAACGGTAAAGTGTCTGCAAATTGCCAGCGGCGCGGTATACACCGACGACGCCGGGAACTGGTCAGAACTGCACGACGCGAAGTTGCAGGCGCTGGACAGCATACTGACCGAAGCCGCTGGCGCGCCTGTACTGGTTGCCTGGCACTGGAAACACGACCTTGAACGGCTGCTAAAGGCATTCCCGAAAGGCCGCCACCTCGATCAGGACCCGCAGACCCTGCGCGACTGGAACGCCGGAAAGATACCGGTTCTTTTCGCGCATCCGGCCAGTGCAGGCCACGGGCTGAATATGCAGGACGGTGGCAACATACTGGTGTTTTTCTCGCACTGGTGGGACCTGGAACAGTATCAGCAAATTATCGAACGCATCGGGCCAACCCGGCAGATACAGGCCGGACACAACCGCCCTGTGTTCATTCACCACATCATCGCCGCAGGTACTATGGACGAAATGGTAATGGAGCGGCGCAACTCAAAACGAACAGTGCAGGACATCCTGCTCGATGCCATGAAGAAGAGAGGGTTTTGATATGGGAAAACGTGAAGACCCGCAACTAAGGATACGTATCCCCCAGGATTTGAAAGAAACACTGGAAAAAGTCGCAAGAGATAACGATCGCACGCTGACCGCCGAAATCACACGGCGACTGCGTGAAAGTCTGGAACGGGAGGGAATACTATTTTAACTTACCATCAAAAAAACGCTTAAGAGTATTTATCGCCTCACGCAGTTCGGATTCATGCAAGCCGATATGTTTAAAAAACTCCTGATACCTTGTTTCCGATTTCAGCAGCTTATATTTATCCTCAAGCTCAGAATAGTCTTTAATTAAACGTTTGTACCCAAGAGCATCGATTAACCCGAAATTATCCTGCTCCAGGGTGACCATTAACCTGTCAACAATTTCAGCCGTCAGGGTTCGCTTATTTTCCCTTGCGCATTGCTCAAGCTTAGCTTTCAGGTCTTCGGGTATACGCACACGTAACTGCGGATCATCTCTTTTACTCATCATCTGCTCTCAAAGAAAAGAGAGTACAAGATGCCTCACAAAGTTGTTGACTTCAAGCCTCACAGTGAGTACTACTATTTATGGTTCTCGCAATGAGTACAAAACGAGGTTAACGCTATGGGTATCAGGATAACGCAGTTACATCATGCAGACATTTTCGGTTATATCGCAGACTTTCTGGAGACGGCAAGGCTTCTTGGTTCGCTGGAGAAAGGGGAACAACTGGCTTTTGAACTGGTGGATTTTGCGCAGCAGGCCGCAAGGGATGCCGCAAATTTGCCGTGGGATGAATGAACAAAGCGCGCTGATAGCAGCAACTATCAGCGCAATTTTAAACTAAATGGAGATTGTTCTATGAACGAATCAACTTTAACACTGGTTAGTAGCACCAAGCAACTTTCAATGACGCATAGGGAGATCGCGGAAGTCGTTAAATCCCGCCCTGATAACGTTAAAGTTTCCATCGAGCGGTTAGCTGAAAGAGGTGTTATTCAGCTTCCTGCAACGAAGGTTTTAGAGGAAATCAGTAACTTAGGATTACCTATCAAACGGGAATGCTATGTTTTCGAAGGTGAGCAAGGTCGCCGCGATAGCATTGTCGTAGTAGCTCAACTCTGCCCTGAGTTTACTGCGCAAATCGTAGACCGCTGGCAGGAACTCGAAAAGGAAAAAGAGCAGGCTCAAATACCAGCAACGCCTGCACCGATTATGTCCGCCCCAGTTATTCAGGTTAACGACGGCATCGTCCAGCTCGCCCGCGTCATCGCAGAAGCAACCGCATCGGCCACGATGAAAGCTATGGCGGGGGTAATTACCCTTCCATCGTATCAAACAGAAACGGCTGCGCCTGCATATACCCGGCAACCCGAAGGGGAATATGTGCCGGTCAGTAAAGCCGCGTGGGAAACAGGATTGTCCGATTCCGCATGTCGTAAGTTAATCGGCTTTTTCAAAGTGCCGGTACGTTCAAACGGTGGACTTCGTGGACTGCTCGTCAACCTTCCGGAAATGAAAAAAGCCGCTGAAAGACTGCTACGTGAATCCACCGCGCCGGAAGGCAAACGCAAGCGCTGGTCACATCCGCAGTTCGGTAATTTTACCTGCTACGCAGACCTGATTTAA